TTACGCTCTCTTTAAATATGCAGATGAACAGAAGCCGGTCAGGTTGCCGTATGCCACATAATACCAACGTGTTCCGTTGTAACTCGTATAGTAGCCATAGCACTGAACATCTGAACCTTTAGGCATGAGAGTGATTGCTGTTTTTCCGGTTCCTGCTCCAACTCTCAGATAGAGATTGCCGGTCGTTTTGTACTTTCCGGCGATAGCTGCGTCCTTACTCTTTGCACTTTCTACCTTTTTTGAAGATGATGTGCTTGCTGCCGGTTTTGCCGGAGTGGATGTGCTGCTAGGTGTGGATCCGTCAACAGACACAACAATAACAGTATGCCCCTTGGTTTTTGTCACAAGGATGTCTCCCGGTTTAAACTGGGTCGAAGCTGTAACAGCAACTTTTTTAGCAAACAGACCAGATTTTTCTAACACTGACGGCTCTGTTGCGGTACTAAAGCTTCCTACGTCAATGCCGGTTGCCTCGTAGATACATCCTCTTACAAGGTTGCTGCAATCTGTCTCTGTCTTTTCTGCGATTGCTTTCATGCTGCCGTACTTTTTCAGCATGGTAATAATTGAACGATGTGTCTGGCAGTAACCGACATTATCATTCATGCAGGCATCATACATTGCTTTAGCGGCTTTTTTTGCGTATTCGTCACTCAGGAAACGATACATATACCATCCTTTGGTATGAACATAATAATTCTGTGTGCTTACTTCTACTCCATCCTGGTCCCCCGGCTTGCCTCCGGCATACTTTCCGTTCTCATCTCTTCTTGCACTTCCGATAATTACTTTCATTGTCTTTTCCTCCTTTTTCACTGCAAACTGGTTATAATATTCCTTGGCATAAGATCCCCTGGTCGCCTTTGCCTTTTGCCCCTGGTCTCTCGGCTTCTCATATCCGGTCAGGATAATATCTGATGCTTCCTGTGCGGATTTTGCGGATTTGAGCTTTGAAAGAACCCCTTTGTACGATCCGGTCAATTCCTCCCACAGAAATTCCAACTGCATCTCTTCATCTCCGATGGACTTCTTTTTCTTCTTGGCAAAATTGAGAAGATTCTGTTTTCTGCTCCAATAGGTCCACTGTGCGTACCCATATCCGTAGGAATCCCGGACAAAGTTCCCATAAATGCCGTTATCTACCGCGGCGGTATATGTTTCATCTGTATATCCGCTCTTTTTCTCGCAACTGTTCTGCAGATTGCGAGGATTGAATCCGCTCTCGGCTCTTATGCTTGCCATGACACCACTTACGGCGTAATGGTTTAACCCTTTATCGCAAAAGAAGTTCCATGCCCTCTCCTGCGCTGTCGTACCTTTCAATGCCATGATCTGCGCCTCCTTAAAAAGAAAGAGCCGGGTGTGTTAATTCACATCCGGCTCATGGCTCTGAATAATATTCTCTTACTGGTTTCCAATCTGTTTGATCTGCTTAATCGCCTGGATAACCTTGTCATATCCGTTTGTAGCTGCCAAGAAACTCAGATACGCAAGGGCGATAAGCTGCACACTGATTTTTGCGTTAATCATTGTCTCTGTGTAGATGAGATAACCGGCAGATAAGGCTACCGATATAACGACTGAGGTAATTGCAGCCATTACATTTGATGAGTAATCGACCGCTTTCTTGTCGAAGAGTTTCTTGATTCCCTGCACTGTAAGGTTCGTGAGTACAGATACGGCGAATAATGCCACAAATAAAAATTCCATTGTCATAATATGCCTCCTATCCTACTGCCTCATCCTCAAAGGCTTTGTGTGTGGTTCCGTCTTTGCTTATGACGGTGCTGTTGATTGGTACTGAAAAACTGAGTTTGTTCTTTTCAAAGATGTTCATAATCGTATTTGTTCCAAGGTAAACCACCAATGGAGCTACGATTTCTTTGACGATTGTGCTTGATACATCCACCACCGGGTCCATGCCTATCCATGAGAGAACATAGGAACACGATGTAAGGATCATCCCATGAGCCAATACCGCAGTAGTGGCTACCTTTGCATAGGTGTTCAGGCTTACTTTCTTTTTCTTCTCTTTTCTCCGCCTACGCTCTCTTTTCTGCAGGATGTAAAATGTCACGCAAGCTGCAATGTAACCGAGAGCGAAACCTATCAGAATTTTAAGTATCATCTTCTACACCCTCTTTCTTCTTTTGTGGTTCAGTCGGCAGTCCTTTCAGATCTTCGATTAAATCTGTCGCAACATCATTTCCACCAAGTATGTGATAAGGCTCATACATCCTTGTGGCATTTTCTCGTGCATATATAGGACAATACCCCCTCTCAGACCACTTATTGTATGTCTGAACGATACCGTTTCTTAAAAGAGCTTCTACGCCCTTGCCAATGGCTTTGTTTTTTAAATGCTGATTGTACATCAGTTTTGCCATGACACCCATTCCGCTGATTATCAGTCCGAAAAGGAACTCTATCCAATATTTCACAATAAACTCTATCATTCTCCACGCTCCCGTCTGTATGATCTCAAGTCATACTCAATCAAATCCATCTTCTGGTCCACATCGCTTTTCATATCATTGAGTTCCTTATGCAGCTCATCCGATATTCTGCACTGCTCAATGATTTCTTCCTGTTTTCGGATGATTTCAAGCATTTGTGTGGTTGCCTCACACAGCCTGTCTACAATGACATAACTTCCATCACGCATGACTTTCCTTTAACTCCTTTGCTTCGCAGGTGATCTTCTCCACCAGATTATAGGTATCGGCGTGTTTGATTGAACCAATTCTGCTCGTGAGAGACTTGTCGAAAAATTCTTCCGTGATTGTTCCGTCCTTAAAATTCTTCATAAGACGTTTCAATCTCCGCATAGCATCTTTTCTAATTTTCTTCGTGGAGTTCCAATGCATATATCCCACAAAATCAACACCGTTCTTTGCGTATACGATTGTTGTCTTTGGATTTAACTGCAATTTCAGAACTTCCGCAAGGAATGTCTCTATCTGTTTCTCCCACCGTTTTAACTGTTCGAGATCATCTGATATAATTAGGAAATCGTCCATATATCTCATGTAATACTTCACATGAAGAGTATGTTTTACGAACATATCTAAGCGGTGTAGGTATACATTAGCAAATAACTGGCTTGTAAGATTTCCAACCGGTATGCCGACACCATCCGGGAATATCCCATTATGGTCTATTATCCGGTCAAGGATTACGAGTAAGTCCTTGTCTTTAATGTAGGTTCTGAGTTCTTTCTTCAAAACCTTATGGTCTATACTCTGGAAGTAGTGGTGTATGTCGGCTTTCAGCACATAAACTGATTTGCCTTGCACGACTTCCAGATTATACAGCCATCTTGTCAACTGCTTGCTGGCTCTGTGAGCACCTTTCCCCTTTCTGCAAGCGTAGGAATGGTATATGAACTGATGCTCAAATATCGGCTCTATATAATTGACAATCATGTGTTGGATAACCCTATCGTAGAACGGCAATGCCATAATTATCCGTTCCTTTGGTTCCCACACTTTGAAAACTTTGTACTTCCCAGGAGTGTATGTCAAACTCTTTAATTCCCGGCGGGCTTTGCTGAGATATTCTTCTCTGTTTGCTTCAAACTCCAAAACCTCCGGTCTGTACCTTTTGCACCGCCTCGCCTTTCTGTATGCAAGTAAGGCATTGCTCATGGTACAGATGTTTTTCATAAGACCTGTTATTCTCTTCATATAATCGCTTACGTCACACTTCCTTCGCTTACGCTACTATTTGACTCCGCTGTTTTAAATTTGCCCGATTCGCACGGGACGGGATAGCCGTCTGACTATTCAATAATGATTATCAAATAATCCTTGTTGGCAAGCCGTAGCTCCACCAATCTGAAAGTTTCTAAATAGTCACAGACGCACCAGACGCCAATGTTCGTGTTCACGTTCCACGGATAATTGTTGCAATTCACAGTCCGCGAACCATCGTGAACCCCGTTGTTCCAGTTGCCACCGCCAATGAGCGCGTGCAAACCTCGGAGCGACAGTGCGAATTAACAGCTACCCCAAATAGTTGCTTATTTTCGTTTCTCTGCTTGTGCTTTATTTATCAGACCTCCGATGCACGCTCCCATAATTCCTATCTGCTCTGCACAATATTCGTAAACTCTATTGTTCATCGCAGAATATCCAAGATCGTGCGCCAATCGGATTTTTCTTACCAATTTTCCTTTCAGCCTGTCGGCTGTATAAAGATGGCTGATTGTCTTTGACCTCTCGTATGCTTCTATCTCATCCATGATTCCGTCTATACATTCTCGTATATCCTTTTGGAGAGTGAATTTCTCATAATGTGGCATTTCTCTCACTTTCTTATGGAGATATACCGATAGGTCGTAGGCCATCTGGTGTGCTTCGGTATGAATGTAATCCATCTTGGTTGTGGTCTGATTTTCGTATTTGCTCTTGTATGCCATCTATTACACCCAACCTTTCAACCGCAAGGGACTCGGCTTTCGCCGGTCCCCATCAGCTTACAGCGAGTCACAGACGCACCAGACGCCAACGCTCGTGTTCACGTGCCACGGAAAATTGATGCAACTCACAGTCCGCGAACCATCGTGAACCCCGAAGAACCAGTAGCCACCGCCAAAGAGCGCGTGCAAACCTGTGTTGTTGGCCATGTAAAGCTGGCCAACTTTCTGTCCGCTCATAACGTCATACCAGTTCCATGCTGATCCGGTAGGGTCGTGAATGAACTCATCAAGCCACTTCCATACGTTTCCAACAAGGTCGCGAACATTCGTTGCGGAAACTGCGTTCTTTACATTTCCGCAGGCGGTTCTTGCCGTATTGGAAGTTGCGGACCATGCGTAGGTGTTGTTACCATCTTCGCCCTGTGGAGAACCGTATGCGCCTTTGCAGAACTCAGCGTAGGTTGGAAGTCTCTTTCCTACTCTCATAGCTCTTTCATTGGCGATATACCAGTTTAATCCCTCTGTTCCAGTAATCGGCACAACACCCTTTTTGCTCTGCAAACCACTGGCACCATTGTCGGATGAAAGATAGATGTCTCCCCAGAACGGTCCGATATAAACCATTCCGGTAGGATCACAAGTAGGTCTATGGAGAAGAGTCCATACAGAGTTAGGAACAATCCCCTCTGTTACGTTTGTTTCCCATCCGCTTCCGAGTGCTGCCCCGGATGCGCTGATCGGAATACCGGAACTATTTGTTTTTCTGACTACACCGTAATGGAAGCCACCGATTTTTCTTGATGTAACTGCTGTATAACCGTTTGGATATGTCGTATTAAGGGAAATACGATACTGTTCGGATGCAAAGTTGGTTGCGTCTCCGCCGGTGGGATCGCAGATATAAATGCAGTAATCTTTTCCGACTTCAAATTTTGAAGCCGTTCCGTCCAGATTGCTTGCTGTGAGTGTGGTCTTTTCTGTCTTGAAAACAGAATTTCCTACTGCAATCAGAACTCCGGCGATTACAGTAAGTGTTCCGCTCTCCATGCGGATGAATTTCTTATCTGATGCCACCACATCAGACATGAGGGCAAGTTTGGGAGTGGTTATCTTTGCAATATCATTCTCCATTGCCTCATCATAACCGTAGAATTTACTCATTAGCCAATTCCTCCTTGATCTGATTCAGTTCTTCGGCTGTCATGCCGAGACTGTCATAAATTGTGTAAGGTGCGGTAACTGCAATTTCCGTGGCTTCGGTAGAAACCATAGCGGAAGTGGAGATAATGGTTGTTTCCAACTGGGTATCTCCAGTGTGCTCATCCGGTTCTCCCTCTTCGTGTGTAACATTCGTGATGTTCACAGTCTTGTTGCCAACGATTGCCTTTGTTCCGGCCTTTGCCTCTGCACAATAGTTGATAGTTACTGTTTTCTTATCCTCTCCTACCGCAAGGATAGGGCAGTGAAGATAATTCATGTTTTCGAGATCTTCGATGGCTTCTAACAGATCCTTTGCCGCAAATGCGCCATCGTCTACGAGGGTTTTACAGTTTCTAATGTCCTCGGCGGTTGCAAGTCTCTTAGGGAAATCTCTCATTGTGTCTACCTCCGTTATTTATTTACATAGGCTCCTACAAAACCATCGACAAACGCCAATCCGTTGCCGTCTATGATTCTGAAAGTCTTATGTGTCATAAGATCCGCATTGCTGATAGAAAATGTTTTCGGGGCAACCATATAGTTGTCGTTCGCAATGCTTATTGTGTACTCTCCTGCCTCTGTGAGATACAAAGGCTGAGTATAATCTGTAACAGTATATTTGTTACCGGATGTTACATTTTGAACAGTTATTGTAGCAGCAGTTCCAACGGTATCGTTGAAATGTATCTTCACTGCAAGGTTTCTAATGTGGGTTTCCACATCGTTGATTTCATTCTGCAATTTTCCGGCTGCATCCGCTGACAACTGATCTTTAATCATTGAAAACCATTGATTAAACAATATTTCCTGATTGTTCTCAAACGTTGTCATTTCAGATGTGTAGTCTTTCTTTAACTGCACAACATCCGCGTTTGCCGTTGCTTGCAAATTGTCGAGAAAGATATTGAATGAGTCGAGATCCAGATTTGCTCTCTTGTCAAACTCAACTTTCTGGTTCTCAAAAAACTCTGTGAATACCTCATACAAATCTGTTCCGTTTTCCAACGCTGCCATGATTGCATTGACGGCTGTATTGATGCGGTTGGCATCATACGCACCGAAAAACGATTCATCATACACCGTATACTGGGTCACATCTTTTACGGAATAACTGCCGTCCCCATTATCAATAGGTATGAACTTCCGCAGACCGGACCATACGGCATCCTTGTAGTCTGTCTTTAATCGTTCCCACGCCACTTAGAACGCCTCCCTCCTTATGCCAAAGTTAAAGGTAAGCATCTGCCGACCTCTGTATTGGTTTAATAACTGATTGAATAAATCCAAAATCAGGCTTTCAATGCGGTTGAGTTCGTTGAAATCAAAAATCTTTCCATTTGCTGTGTATAAGGGGTTCTCCCCTATGTCCGGCTTAAATGTGTTTTCAGCTATGAGCTTAATGTTTTCTTCCAACTGATTTATCTCATCCGCATAAAAATACTGGTCTTTGCTCCTATCGTCTCCCAGATCATTTATGGAAAACTCCTGGTACATTGCCGCGGCTATCTCTCTGAGATATGCGAGGTTGTTCTTTATCCGGTTGAAATCCTCCGTGTTGAACCGGTCTCCGTGATAAATCCCATCATCGTCTGTGTAACCGTACCAATCTGTTTTTGGAGTGGTCCAGGAACCCGAGATAGAAATAACCATTGTTTCCGTTGTACTATTCCCGGCAGAATCCGTTGCCGTCAATACGGCTACATGATCCTTTTCCGAACCATCTATGCTTGCGGAGGCTTTATATACGGTTCCGATAGAGTGCTGAAAATTCAGTTCTTTATCGTCAAGTGTTCCTGTGACATTTGCTATATCAGCCATTATTCATCGCCTCCTATCCTTTGGTGTAATTGCCAACGTATGCCAGTGGCAATTTATCAGGAATTTCCTTGTCTGATATATTGACATAGGAGCCAACATAATTGCCGACAAATGCAACGCCTTTCAGTTCCTCAATGGAAACTGAGATTGTGTATTTCCCCTTTGCCTGCACGGGGTTCGGACTTATCGTAACGTCCCTTACCAATATGTTAGCTGCCATGCCGCACCGCCTAATCTGTTACCGAAACAGAAATTACATAGGTTGCTCCGACATCCGCCGGGTTCGGTGCCAATGAAACATCTGAGATAACCGGTGCTTTTGTATCGAGGGTTACTGTTCTTGTGACGGTCGTGGTTCTTCCGGCTCCGTCCTTTGCTACAACGGTAATGGTGTTTGAGCCATCTTTCAGGGTTATATCCTTTGAGAAAGTGCCATCGTCATATACAGTTACTGCGCTGCCGTTGATTGTCAGCGTAACCGGACTTGATGTTGCATCGTTGGTAGTTCCGGCTACCGTTACTGTGGTTTTATTCGTGACGAGTTTGTTTACCGGACTTGTAACTGATAACTCAGGCGGTACAGTATCGATCTTGAATGAAACACTCTTTTGAGTAGCTGCATTGCCGTCATAGTCGGATGCTTTTACAACAACGGTGTGTGAACCGTCTGAAAGTGCTGTGGACGGTTTATAACTGCATGAATAACCGGACGTTGTCTTTGTCTTTGTGATTCCAGATATTTCAGAACCATCAATAAGCAGTTTGATTGTCCCTGGATTGACACCAGAATCATCATCTGTGACTGTGAATGAAATTGTCGGCTGATTGCTCGTAAGTAACTGTGATGCTGTCGGAGAAGAGATTGTGATAACCGGTGCGGTTTTCTCTTTTACCGTAAGCCTCAGCTTGCTTCCGAGTGTGGCATCCGACTGGTTTACAGTAGTCGTGTTGCCGGCCTCATCCTTGGCGATGATCTGTACTCCGTAATAATGTCCTGACTGATTGTATGAGGACTTTGCCGGAGCTGTAAGCGTAGCCTTGTAAGTCTTTGATTTGCTGTCGTATGTGAGTGTGGTAGTCACGCCATTTACGATAGCCTGTACGGATTTAATAGCCATTCATTTTCCTCTTCCTTTCTGTTCTTATTTTTCTGATACCCTACGGGCAATTACCTTTCCAGATAAGCTCTGTGAGAAATTAACAATGTGGCGGTAGATATTTACCTTTAATCCGGGGCGGTATGCGTTCTCTTGATAAACAATGTCGTTCGCATCAATCTCTGGATTTCCACGGGTATTGTATTCGTACTCAATACCGGCGTTGTAATAATCCCCAAGCCAGTCTGCCAAGTGGTTTGCTGTTTCCATATCGCTTACCAGAGGATTTTTCCATGTTATGGTCTTTCCTCTGCTATTGAGCGTTTTTACGGCATACTGCTCAACAATGTTGTATCTGTGTCCTATAATTTCAAACTGGTACTTGCCAGTAATCAGAAACTTAACTGTCACATAATAATCTCCGCTTTCTACAATGCTGACGTTTGATGCTGAGGAATTGAACGTAGCTCTGCATCCATAAGTCGGATCTCCGAGATAATACGTCTGAATATCTCCCTTTACTGCCTCAGTCTCTTCACTGATAAGAGTTTCTTCCGCAGTTCCTTTCTGGTAGGAATAGCATGGCACTCTGACAGCCTTGACAAGCTCCTGTTTGATTGATTTTGGAGAAGAGGTCATATCCTGCCTTTCCATCGTAAAATCCGTTATATCGCCAAATGAGAAGTAATCAACGACTATGCGGTTGAATGGCTCTTTTGTCTTTGTGAACTCAATCTCCATCAAATCAAAATCATCAAAATCGTGCTGCACTATCAGCCTCTTTGTAATGTCCGAATTTACCTCATACTCATCCACCTTTTTGCCGTCATTGAAAGTCCTGAATATAATTCCGTCCGGCAGTGTAGAACCGAACATCAACTGCAAACCATAGTACATGCAGGCGGTTTCCTGAGTGATGTAGATAATTGGATTTTCTTCAAACAGGCAATCCTTATTGGACTGCTGTAATGAAATATATCCGGTGTACTTATCTGCCTTACTCTGGTTCTCTGGGAGATAATACATTTCTGCATTTACAGTGGTGTAGTTGTGTGCAAATGAAGCGTACTCCTGTTTTGCAGTCTCACTCTTTATATTCCGAACATGGGAATACTCTGTCTCTCCGTTGCACGTTATGTCGTACTCCGGTGCGAATGAGGATTTAATTTGTGGTCTGCCGTACCGGTTCTGTGAAAGAACACATCTGCAGGCATTAGCGATAATCTGTAAGGCCTCTTTGTGTTTAACTCTCGGTATGGGGTTTTTTGTGGTTGACTTTTTGAGGTACGGATCAATGTAGTATTCCTCAATTCCGGCATCCTGAAAAACCAACTCTGCTGCATGGTAATATGTGATTCCTGCCGGAGCATAGCAGCCTTTGTAATATTCCTCGTCCATGTTTCTGAAAAGATCCTGACACCTTATCGTTGCCGAGTAATCATCACTTTCCCATGCACTACACTGTAACTTTGCCCCTCTTATCCATTCGATAGTGTCTGAGTTCGGCAACTGATAACCGTACCAGACATACATCTCCTGCCCTGTCTCCAAGAAGTTAATTGCTGAGTTTGGATTGTCTACATTGAAATACTGATCGTAGTTCTGCAGCTTAACCATGAAATCTATCTGTGGAACATCCTCGCAAATTGGGGATATGTAGCTGTCTAATTTAGAATCCATAATATCGTCATTGTAATAAACAAGACCGTAGCCTAACTGAATTGAATAAATCCTCAGTCTGGAATATGGATTTTTCATCTTATAGAAGATGAATTTTATATATGTGGTATTCTCTAACACCTGTTCTGTACTGAACTCTGACTGATCGTTGTCAACAATCTCTATCCTCTGTCCGCTACTCGTGAGTATGTCGAACCGAGTAGGATAAACCTCTCCAAAATTGATAGTCAGTCCTTTAATGTCCGTTGCTACAACATTCAGTTCGATAAGCAGCTCATATCCGCTTGCCGGAATCAGAGGTTTGCTTACCAAACCGGTGTCGTAGTAGTTCCCGGAAGTATTCTCTCTTGGAAGAAAATACATAGAGCCGTCTACCTTTGTGAAATCCTGCTCCAATGTGGCATATACGGTTGTCTCTTTTCGCTGACCGAATAAACCGGTCTGCTTTGAATAGTAGGCAAAGTTGTTACCCATGACGGTTGCATTGGCCTGTGCTTCCTGATTTACCAGACCGAATGAAATCATCATATATGATCGCTCTCTCAGAGAGCTTTTCATGCTTGCCTTGTATTCATTTGATACTTTCTGCATACCATCACTCTCCGCAATCAATAAGGTTTACTTTGCAACTCTGATAGGTAATTGGATTTCCGTCTGAATCTATCCAGTACGGTTCCGCCGTTCTATCTCCGGGGTACATCTTAATCGTGATTTTCTTCATTGTTACCGGATCCGGGAACGTGACATATACGAAAAATGCACTCAGCACCGTAAGCATCCGGCTCCATTCTGCTGCTGTAAGCCACGGCCATTCGAGGGTGTCGAGTTTGTACTGATCCCGACCAACCCTCTGCCCTACGACCGTGCCGTTGGCATTTCTTCCGGCATCCACCATAGTAGATACTGTTGGTTTTGCCCCACGCTTCGGAGGTGGGAAGTCATAACCATTAACTGATATATAAGCCATTCCCTATCCCTCCTTTACGCTCCTTGGAAGCTGTAACCGTTCGCATTACGCTGTGTGGTTACTGCATCCGTTACTGTCTTGCCGCCAATCTCAACAATCGTCTGTTCTTTCTTGTCGGCCTGTGTCTTTGTGTTTCTTGAAATGTCATTCACAGCGGTTGTGATACCCAGATCATCTAAGGCCTCTTTTATAGCGTCTTTCAGGCCGCCGCCGGAATTGAGGGTAGCCTGTACAGTTCCTCGTGTGGAAACCTCTCTCGTAACTCTCTGCACAATGGCTTCATTCGTGAAATCACTGCCGTAGTTGTTCTGGTAATCTTTCAATGCAGCATTGTCGATTTTCAGACGTGTGCCGAGGTTCACTTCCATGTTTGAGAACGAATCCGTCCAGGATGTTACAAATCCTTTTGTTTTCGCTCCCTCTTTTTCGATTCCCTCGTTATATCCCTCTACGGAATACACACCTAACTGCCGGAATACCCTTGACGGAGAGTTTATATCCAACTTGTCCTTGAACCATGAGATAATACTGCTGCCCCATGATTCAATGTTGTTCTTGCAGGTGGAATACAGATTTCCTATACCGTTCTTAAAACCATCTACCACATTTTTTGCAATGTCATACCACTTGTCATAAGAACAGGTATTTGTGAACCACGTTTTTACATTAGAAGCCCATGTTGTAATGTTGCTCTTACAAGTCGTATAACTGTTTCCGATTTTCGTTTTGAAGCCGGAAATAATATTCTCTGCATAGGTGCTCCACTTAGAGCTATTGATGCCTCCAAAACCACTATCAGAGAACCACGTTTTGAGGTTTGAAGCCCATGTTGTGATATTGCTTTTCGTATCTGTGTACGACAGTCCTATTTTGTTCCTGAAACCAGTTATGATATTTCCTGCATAAGTGGTCCATGTGGCATTGTTGATATTTCCGAATGAAGATCCAGAAAACCAATCTTTCAGGCTACTCGCCCAAGTAGTAATGTTGTTCTTTGTGGTGGTGTATGTGTTACCCACCTTTGTTTTGAAACCAGTGATAATATCATTTGCGTAGGTGGTCCATGTACCGTTATTCACTCCGCCGAATGAAGAACTATTAAACCATTCCTTTGCCTTTGATGCCCATGTGGTAATGTTGTCCTTGGTCTGTGTATAGGCATTTCCCACTTTTGTCTTGAAACCGGAGATAATGTCATTTGCATATCCGGTCCATGTTTCCACGTTGACCCCGCCAAATGATGAATTGTTGAACCACTCTTTAGCCTTAGTAGCCCAAGTCGTGATGCTGTCTTTCGTGGTGGTATAAGCATTGCCTATCTTGTCCTTAAAGCCGGTTATGATGTTCTGACCGTGGGTTTCCCAAGTCTCTTTGCAAATCTTTCCAAAACTCGTACCCGAGAACCAGTCATTGACCTTTCCGGCCCACTCCGTAACTTTTGCTTGGCAGTCTGAGAATTTCTTTCCGATGCCTCCATTGAAAGCAGTGACAAGATTGCTTCCAAGTGTGCTGAATACGGTTGAATCGGATGAACCACCTATGCCAAATATTCCTTTGACAACATCTGTCACATTTCCGAAACAACTCAACGCTGTCTGCAATGGTGCCGGCAAAAGGGATTTAGATATTCCACCAAGCAAGCCACTGACTATTTTCTCTCCGACAGTATTTATTTCTCCATCATCAGATCCAATTCCAAACTTCTTTGATATTCCCTCTACAACGCTTGTTTTCAGTTCATTCCAAATAGCGGTCCATGATACCCATTTGAACAAATTCTTGAACGTCCACTTGGCTGCAAATACCTTAAAGACTGTTTTGAGAATTGTGTCCCAGTCAATCTCGGACATTGCCGTTCCTACACCCTTTAGAAGTTCGTACCAATCTACCTCATCTATCAAAGTGTTAATCAGTGTGCATACACCAGTGATGAGGGAATTGATTGTACCTCCTGCATCTTTCCAGTTGATGGTTTTTACGGCTTTGTTAATTGCACTCGCAAAGTCACTACCGATTTTCTTGAAATCAATCTTTGCAAGGAATTTTCCAATACCACTGAAAAGTGTCTTGATGCTGTTTCCGAGTGTCGTTCCGACAAGTTCCCAGTCAATGTTTGTGATTGCCGTATTGAGGTTTGAACCAAGTCCAGAACAGAAACTATCGAAGCCGTCCTTAACTGTTTTCCAGTCGATGTTTTTCAGTGCCGTATTGACACCGCTTGCAAAGTTCTTTGCGATGTCCGTCCACGGAAACGTCTTTGAGAAATTCAGTACGGCGGTAAATACCCCGTTCACGAAACCGGCAAATGTTTCTCCGATTCCGTCATAGTCAATTCCGGCGATCGCATTGCCGAGAAGATTTCCGATTGCAGTTCCAAGTGAAGCCCAGTCCAACCCTTTGACAAATGTTTTTGCAAAAGTGATTGCTGAGTTTATCGTATTGGAAATTGCAGTGCCGATTTTCTTCCAAAGGTCCTCTGTCTGCAGGGCAGCGTTGATTGCATCAACAATGCCTTGTGCCAACCCCTTTGCAGTCTTATTTATCAGAGTCCAATCCAGAGTATCTAATGCACCTATGATAAGATCCGCAATGGCTGTTCCAAGACTGCTCCAGTGGAAGTTCTCAACGAATGAATCAACAAACTCAAACGCTGAGTTGATTGCCTGTGCTATGGTTACTCCGATTTCTGTAAATAATCCCGGGGTTTCAAGGAAACCATTCAGGAATGTGGCGATACTCTTGGCGATCTTTCTCAGTGTTGCCTTAATTCCATCCCACGGAATGTTTTCGAGAGCTTCTTTTAGCTTCTCTCCGAACATTCTTCCTATCTCTGTGAAATCAGCATCCGCCCATGCGTCCTTAACCATTTCCGCAAGGTCTTTGTACTTATCAGCTACCGCATCTGTCTCATATCCGCTTCCATCAGCTCCGCTGTTGCTGCCGCTGCCGCTTTTATCGTCACTCAGGATATTAAGCTCATCTATGCCGGTGGTAAGGTTCTTTGCCGCCTTTGCTGCGCTATTTAAGGAATCTGTATAATCTTTGTTCTGTCGTATTGCCTTGGTGTAGAACTTCTTGCCTGTAAGTGCTGAGAAGAACTGTGCCAACGCGTTTGTTGCTGCAACGAGCTTCTGAATCAGATAATCCAGAATTGGAGTAACCACATTCAGGATTGGTTCAAATGCAGTTGTCAGTGATGCTCCAAGCTGACGTAAATCGTTATAAAGAAGATTTACGTTTTTGTGAAACTCTGTTCCGGCTCTTTTTGAATAAATAACAAGGTTGTCGAATCCTGTTTTTACGAGTTCAAATAGGTGTGTAAACATTGAGCGCAGTAACATGAATGTTCCAAGTCGGAGGATGGAACCCAGTTTCTTTGCAAACGCTCCACTCTGTTTTTCAGAAAAACCAAGGCTCTCTCTGATACGCTTTTTGAGTTCCTTGAATTTGTTTATAATTGCAGCAATCCCAGAACGGATTTTATTCACTACCGTTTTCACGGCAGAAATTATTTTTTGCACCTCATTCTTTACGGCATTTGCTACCTGTCTTACGGCATTGATAATGGCAGTGAGTATTGTCAGTATGATACCGATAATAGGAATCGCCGACTGTACTGCTTCCAATCCAACTGCCATAGACTGGAATCCGGCATTTGCCGCCATGCCCCCGGTTTCAATGGCCGGAAGAATTGATGCAATTCCACTTAATATAGAAGAAAAAGTTCCAAGTCCGCATTTCTGTGCGGCATCCCCTATGGACTTAATGGACTTTGCCACATCCTCCATATTCTTAGGAGACTGTGAAACCGTTTCCTTGAACTGCTTAAACTGTTCCTGAGCCTGTCTGAGACCATTCACAGCTTCCTCATACTGACCGGTATCAAACCGTATCTTCCCACTCTCCATACCGCTAACAGTGGCTTTGTACTTATTGATCTGGTCTATGAGTTCCTGAATACGTCTATTAGCCGGATTTGTGTTTGCCTGATTGAGACTTTCGTTTAAGTTTGTCTGTCCGGCTGCTGCACTCTGCCCGGCGGTTCCGAGGTTACTTTCCTCCTGCGCCAACTGACTTGCCGCTGATGCAGCACCGTTCATTGCTGCCTGTGCCTCTTCTGATGCGGTCGCAACGCTTTCTGTGGCTGCTGCTGCTTGCTGACCGTTCTCCAAAGGCTGTACACGTCTCTGTGCGCCCTCAGAATCAATTCTGATACTGACACGGTTATTTGATCCGAGGTTTCCAAGTGCTGTGCTGACTTCCTTTACGGTAGCCGCAACCTCTTTCAGTTTTGCCGTATCAACTCCTGACAGAGACTTAATGGATGATGCAATGTTTCTCATGCCACTTCCGGCATTTTTAAGATCATCTCCAACGCCGGAGAAACCACGCATTACATCAAGAATCTGTTTTAACTTTTCTGTATCTAATCCCTCAGTGATTTTCTTCATTGAGGTAAGAGCTTTTGTTACTTTATCAATACCACCGTCTGCCTTATCAGTGGTGGCTTCTATTTCCAATAAAATGCTATCTACTCTGTTATCAGGCATTTTGCCACCTCACTTCGTTGAAACCCTGTCCGTGGGTGGTATTGTTTTGTCCGAATATAAGAAAACATGGGGAACTGCGCCGGACTTGCGCCGTTTCGGTTCGTCAACCTATCCCCATGTAATCAGCTACTTTTCTCTTCGCTGTCTCAATCGCTTATTATGTTCTGCGGCAAAGGCAGCGAATCTGTCTGCATCCGTCATTTTTGCTCCCGGCGGTGCGCTCTCTGTGCTGTTCATGCTTCTCGGTTGGCTTGGGTATGCCGGAGAATTTTTGCCAAGGAATATCGCCATGGCATCTACGACATACGAACCAACGGACCACGCCAATGTATCTATTGCCGTAGCCTGCTCTTTTGCCTCCATCTCTCTCTTCTTTTGGAATGGTTCTAATTTCTTAGGGTTCAGTTTCCAGAAAGTATCATAGGAAACCCCATAGAGAAGAGCGTTTGGAAGCCAAACTTTATTGATAATCTCAGTAAACGATTTGTATTTGCTGAGATCTATTTCCTCTACTCTGTTGCCGCCTTGGTTTTCTTTCCGCTGTTCTTCGGAGTTTCCTCGGCTTCCTCGCCAAAACCCGCGGTTTTCATTGCCTCCGTAAACGCCTCAATAATTTCATCCATTGTTCCACCGTACTTTAAATGTTCGGTTAAGGCTTTTCCGGCTGTTGTCAAATCTTTGGTTCCTATAAGCACCGCTAAAATTGCTCTAAGTGTTTTGATTAGTTTCATGCTTGATCTGGTTTCTTCATCCAGTAACCCCATAACGTCTACATCGTGATCTTCCAAATCACACATCATATTGGTAAAATCGAGTTCTTTTGTTTTAATTTCTTTCGGGCCATTCGCTGTCTGTAAAATCATATTATTAACCGTCCTTTCGTTAATCTGTCCTATTTATGTGGCAGAGGAATAATCCCCTGCCACTAAGCTGCTTTAATTACTCAGTTACAAAATGAAGTGCCTCTTCGCCCTCATCAGTGATAGAGAACGACATCTCTCTTGCGTTGTTTGAAGCACCGCTGTTCGGATATACCGCCATAACACCGGACCACTCCCACTTACCGTCAACACCCTCTTCTCCAAACCAGATCTGGTAGGTTTCAACCTTACCGGATTCCTGGATGGCAAGTAACTTCTTGTAATCTGCTAACTCGTACCATGCCTTGAAATTAAGATCTCCGGTATCTTCAATACCGTTTATGGTTCTCTTCTTTTTATCAGAAAGAGTGGTTACATCGAGTTTTTCCTTTTCTCCACCGAGATCCGGGTACTCTGTAATGTCGAGCAGTTTTTCAAATGTGGCATCGCCATCCTTTTTCTTCATCAGATAAGTGACGTTTGTACATTTTGCCATCTTCGTTCTACCTCCTTGTGTTTTCCTTTGCCTAAGAGGTAAAGCCTTGAATTTATTAAAACCACCGGCAGACACCAGGCGAGTGCTTTTCGGGAGCGACCCTAGCCGATGGAGTTAATCATGTTTCCAGTTTTGAGAACCGGGTAAGGAATTGCGAAATGGAAGTATCGCTTACATTCTCCACAGGGGAGAAGTAGTCGCAATGAAATCCAATCCCTACCATATATTCCCTTGCGGAATTTGCTAACTTCCGCACTTCTGAGGCGGATTTATTGGAGTAGAATTTGACTTCCAATCCAAGATTGATACCGTCCTCTGTATTTGAAAGTGTGGATAATGCTCCGTCTCCACCTATCTGTTTGAAATACATATAGGGAAATGACGGTGGTGTAGCTTTATACACCTGTCCTCCTTTCAAACTGCTATATTGTTTCTGCAAGTCTTTCAGGATGTTCGTAAAATACAAATTCACATTGTCCTTAACCATCCTTGAATACCTCGCTTGCTATTTTTTGTGCTTCTTTCCTCAGATATTGTGCCGTCTCATACATGAATGGTCTTGACGGCATACCCTCTGTAAATCGCCATGTGCCATCATCAGCCGGATAATACCAACCCTCTCTGCCGTCTTTCGTGGTAAAGATTGTTGCCCCGGAATTGTACGCCCAGTTCATTATTGCCTTGTACTCTTCGCTTGGGTGGGAACTGTCCCTACCCTTTACGCCAGTACCAAACTCAATGTACTTGCAGTACCCTCCGGCACTTATGATTCCAACTCCCTCTGCCTCATCCAGATAACCGATAATGGAAGATCTTGCCGTACCGGTATCAACCGGAACTAACTCCTGTGCCTTTTCAACTCCGAGGTCTGTAAGCCTCTGTATAAGTTTCTCTGCGCATTTGTGTATACGTTCTTTCCGCTTTTCCAGTTTCTTAATAGCCTCATCTATGCTGTCCGGGTCAAATGGATTGATCGTTATTTTGTCCTGCATGGATATTCCCCTTAATCTTCCGTATCGCCCATAGATTCTGTTGCAAATCATGTTTCGGGCAGACACATATATAATCCGGTTCTGTATCTGTGGAGCCGTCCTCATTGAGAACAGGAACCACATCTATGAAGAGTTTTGAGTATTCATCAATCGGCAATTTCTGTACGGTTGATATGGTCTTGTCGTAGACAATATCTTTACCAAACGGAGAGTCCTCGGCATTTCCTGAGTTCGGGCTTACTCTCGCAAGAACACGAACCGGATTTGAATACTTCGGTATGCTCTCTCCGGTAAGGTTGCCATCCTCGTCCACTTCATCCACCGTTCCGTCATAAGTCTGGTAATAAAAAGGGACTTGGTTTAATCTGAGGTCTTTAAGTCTCAGCTTCGGCATTGCCATCCCTCCTTAACAGACCTACATAGGTTTTGGGTGGAATCTTTGCCAAGGCCAACTCAATATCTTTCTTACCTGTCTGTCCCCAGTTCCGGGTAACTCCAAGCTCTGTGTGAGATACAAGTCCGCCCCTCGCATCATCAGAGTTTATGGCTTTCGCCAAATCATAGATTTCAAACTCATACCGGTTATAAAATCTCTCCAACTCTGCCTCTGTCGGAATATCATCATCCGCCCAAAAGTGTTGATTTGCAGCCTGTTTCTGAGCTTTCACAAGGAGGACGGCAATCTGTTCGTCAGTGAGAGTTTCATCATCTAAAATGACTTTCAACAATTTAGCGTCCATAATCCGTCCTCACTTTCTTACCCTTGCTGAGTTAAAAACTCTGCGATCAGCTTTGCTTTTACGGTTTCTTTCAGGTCATACCCACGTTCCGCTGCGATAGCCTTAATCTGTGCTACTGTCAGAGCGTTAAGTTCTTCCTCTGTGTACTTCTTGTCAGTAGCCGTCTCTTCTGAATCCGCATCCGTTGATGTGGATTCAGAAGAATCAACTACCTCGGAACTACCGTTAAGGGTATGACCTGTTATTCCCCCGCTGTACCCGTTGTACCGCTTGCCGTGATCTTGCTAGGAAGATCTGTGGAAATATTAGTAAACTTCGCACTCATCCACTCAGGACCGTGATCCAGACCGATCTGACCGAAGATCTGATAAGTTTCTCCTGCACCTGTCTTTGCAAGCTGCTCTAAGAAGAAATTACCCTTACCAGGAACCATCTGATGAACAGGGGCCATGATGGACGGATCAAACAGAACGGCAGTACCGGCAGGCATGGTATCGAACAATGCGACTGCTACCTCTCCAAGAGGGGTCACTACGGTCTGTAACTTGATACCGTTTACTTCTCTTCCGAGAGGAACGATAGTCAGGTTGTTCTGCTGAGCATCAAGGTTGAGCTGCAACATAGTGGTTGCATCTACACCAAGGACGATGTTATCTGTCTTTGCTCCCTGATCGTGAATGGACTTTAATCCCTCTGCTACAAGCCAGTAGGTAAGGGGTTTCTTTGCAAGATCGAGTATATTGGTTGTAATCGCAGTCAGAAGTCCTCTGGTCTGGTTTGCCTCTGCATCAGTAGTAGCCTTCGCATACTTACCATTGATGAAAGTGTACTCAATATCCTGTGCGATCTTCGCCATTCTACGAGATACCTGGAACGCAAGTTCATCCATAGGATTTGCCTGCTGACCGGCTACGTTGATACCCTGCAGTGTACCCATGTTGCTCTGCTTTCCGTAAGAAATCGCTACGGACTTCTGGAAGATCTGAGTAACGTTGGTAAGCTGACTTCTGGTTACGATTTCCGGCTGTGGAGCGGTAAGGGATGCTGTCTCAGAAATCTTAGGCTGTTCGCCTGTTTCTGTGTTGTACTCCTGACCGCAAGTAAACTCTACATGATTGGTTACAAGAGGTCTTGCGCCAATCATAGTAGAGAACGGTGTTGCCTGCTGCCCTTTAGCGAATAACATTCCGCTAAAATTAGGAACAGCGAATGATGTTGCTGTGCCCTGTGCCATAATTCATTACCTCCTTAAAAGTTATGCCTGCTGATTGTTAGCGGCACTCTGGTTTAATATTGCAAGGACGGCAGACTGCATATCGCCTGTGTCCATTGCCTGCTTGATCTGTGCTGAATAGTCAACCTGACCTACGTTTCCAGACTGCGGTGTAGGCATCTGAGCCAAATACTGCGCACGGATTTCAGACTCTTTCTGCTTATCCCTCTCTGCCATGAACTTAGAGATGTTTCCAGTAACGACATCCATATTTCCCTCATACTCTGCCGTTGCCGTTGCCTTTGCCATTTCGGTAGGCATACCCATTCCTAAGTAACGCTCCGATGATTCTGTTACCGACTTGAACTTTTCCAGTTCCTTGACATAGGCATCTCTTTGTGCCGCCTGTTCTGCCTTTGCTTCCGCTTCCTGTTCCTCTGCTGTCTGCTTAGCTCTGAGCTGTTTTCTCAGATTGCCCTCGGATGTACATAACTTGTCATTGTCAGACTTTAACTTGGCGTTATTGGCCTTTTCCTGTGCAAGCTGCGCCATAAGACTTTCAACCGTAAGTTCATTGCCGTTGTTGTTATCCTCCGGCTTGGTTGTCTGAGACTGCTGCTGAGTACCGGGAACCTGAGTAGTAGGCTGCTTCTGCGGTTCTGCCTGAGACTGCTGCTGTGTCTGGTTCTGAGTTGCTGTACTGTTTACATCTGCCATAATTGACCTCCTGCGTTTGAACGGTTCTCTCCGTATAAATTTCTGCGTTTTTTTACTTGCGTCTCTGCAAGACAATGGTTGTATGCGTTTGGTAAGGATTTTCTCTAACCCGTTATGTGATAGGGATTTCTCCCTGAATAACCGAAAAATGAGCCGGACACGATTTATCATCACATCCGGCTCACTGGCTCTAACTGTATGAAGTTAGTTTTTCTTTGCTGCCTTTTTGGCAGTGGTTTTCTTGGTGGCAGTTTTCTTTGCAGTGGACTTCTTAGCCGCCGCTTTCTTATCAGAAGATTTCTTCACTGTCTCCTTTTTGGAAGCTGCTACTTTCTTCTTATCGTCCATTTTCTTCTTGTCTGCTGCCGTCTTTTTGCTTGCTGTTGCCATTGGCTCTACCTCCTGATTTATAATTCCACGCACCGGCAGTTGATTATTTCATCTATCGGTGCGCCCATACTATCATCAAGTGGGAACATCATTTTGTACCCATTGATGGTAAAAGGCTCATTTATCGGAACTGTCTGCCCGTCAGCCTCCCAATGGCTTACCCGGACACGTTCATCTCTCATGCTTACCCATGTGTGGGTGTCCTGCCTCTCGGCAAGGTTCTGATGATTGATCCAGTTATATATCCAGTTGGTTTCATTTAAGGCAATCTCGGTTGCTCTGACTTCCGAGAACATCCGCTTAACACTCTTTGGAACATCCTCTTCTTTCATAATGCCACCGGTCATGCGAGACATTTTATAATCATCGTTTCCGTTGGCGTTTGCTACCGCTCTTTCGGTTGCCTCCTGGATGTACTTTGCAAATCTGTATGCCTTTTCTCTTACCTCCGTCTCGTACTGATATTCAGGAGCCATGGCAAAATAAAGATCCATAAGCTCATTTTCATAATCAGAACTCGACTTCTCGTAAAGGAATATCCCGGAGAGAAGATTCATAAACTGTGCTGCGAAGAAATCAACAAGGGCATTGATAAATTCCTTTGCGGTCTTTATCCGGCGGAGCTTATCATCTTTGAGGATATTCATTTCATCAAAGTATTGTACCGGATCATACATATCTCACACCGCCTATTCTTCTACCATTGCCGTTTTGCTCGGCTGCTTTGATTCCTCTGTCTTATCCTTTTCCTCGTTGTTCTCTCCGCCGTTCCCCTCATCATCCTTATAGGCGTTAGGGTTCGGCTGCTGTGTTTTCTCTTCCTTGGATGCAAGTTTCTTCTGGATGCCATCAATAATGTTCTTACTGTCAACCCATGCCTGCTGAGGATCTGTAAACAGTCCAACAGTATTGAATGAAGTGAGACCGTCTACTCCGGCATTAAGTAATGCAACAAGGGAGTTTGTTTTAGACACCAGATCGTATGTCTTGGTTCTGCAGAAACGTATTTCAACGTCTGCCGTCTCTATATCTTTCAGACCGTCATACGGTCTCTGATCTGCCTTGATTATCTCTATTGCCAAATCAATAATCTGCATTTCCGGCTCAGTGAATAACTGCTCAACGGTCTTTGCGGAAATCTCCAAACACTGCCACCCATTGGATAACTGCATTGCTCCGGTGGTAGATCCGCCGCTTGCTTCCTGCCATGACGGAGTGGATGTAATCTGTTCCAACTGGGAATTGAGATGATCCACAAGTTTCTGTACCTCACTCTCATTCAATGTCTGATTGAGGTAGGTAATCTTTGCTTCCTTGCCGTCTCCGGTACTCTTTGTCATAATGACACCATCGCCGTCAACGAGATTTTTCTTACCCTCTTCATTTACTTGGCAGTTGTGCATCCAAAGTAGGGACTGAACGTGCTGCAATATATCATTGATACGGTCTGAATCCACAAGGTTCATGGCATCCATGAGCGGGATAACCTTTTCAAAGATACCCATGCGGTCATTCAATGCAAATTCTACGACCGGTATTCTTCTCAGTGGGTTCGGAGTGATATTCTCTTTCAAATGATAATCCGTTGTATTAAGTTCATGCTCAATGGTGTAACAGAATCTACTTGAATATGCTGTTAGAGTGATGGTTCCATCATCGTGTATGAAGTAGGTACATCCAAGCACCGGTTCTCTGTACGCATCATTGGAATACACCACGAATGTTGTCAGTGGACTCGGAACCAAAAGCTCAAATGGAGAATAACGGCTTGGATTTCTGTTCGGCAACATCATCTGGTAACCGACTCCACAGATAAACAGATTTCTTCCAAGGGCAATGTCCTTTGCCGCTTTGCTCTGTTCCTGCATCATTTTGTTGAGCATGGCGATTTTCAAATCGTCAATGTTCTCTCCGTTATCCTCGTCCTTTTTCTTTAAGAAGCCGAATAAGGCTCTCTTCTGTTTCTTTGTAGGCTCTATCTTTGCTCTCTGTACGAAAGTAATCGGGTTGGAAAAACAATATCCCAGATGCACGTCCACAATCTTTGAAGCATTGTTTTCTACGACTGTGGCATTGAGGTCCGATCTGATTTTCTTTTCACGGTTGAGAATTGGCTGATTTCCTCTCTCATACTCAAAAAGGTATACTTCCTCGGCAACATTTTCCTGATGTTCCATAAATGCTTTTGACACAACCTGTATGATATTGTCTTTCGTTATCTCCCTCTCATCAGTCATTAACATTCGCCTACCGAGAGTCGGACGGTTGCTTGCGTACATGAAGTTTCCCCTTTCCGAATAAAACAAAAGAACCGATCAAGTCTACTTATGACTTAACCGGCTCAAAGGCTCTTTGCTTAATTCTATTTTTATTACTTCCTTGCACCCACGGCAGTTTATGAAAATCGTGCCGGATGCTCCGGGTGCTTTCTTGAAAAGAAGTTTTTCACGGTTTGCCCGTGCCTTACATACAGGGCAGTATACGTTTTCCGTTTCCAATATAGCTGCTCCTTTCTGTAATTAAATAGTTGTGCGAATAGGATTTGAACCTATGATCTCCTGCGTATCAGACAGACGTGCTACCATGCTGCACCACCGCACATTACTGGGCGGTTCATCGCCGCCCATGCCCCTATATTATCATGGAGGAACCATTACCCTCTATCGAGAGGTAAGAGCCAAGAATGGGAGTCGAACCCACAACCTCTTGATTACAAGTCAAGTGCTCTACCAGTTGAGCTATCCGGGCTTAGCAATATGGAGTAGCATTGCACTACTCCACATAAGAAAAGGATAATCCACCAACGCCTTTACCAAGACACCCTCATTCTAACAGAAAAAGGATGATAAATGTATAGAATATCGGTGAGACCGATATTTTAACATAGTCATCCTTTGTCAAATGATATAATTGAAAGTTTATGGTGTAATTGAGTTCGTTTTTTATTGTTTCGGTTCGTAATCAATGCAGTAATCGTCATAGGATGTGACTGCTCCGTAGCTGTCGCTGTCCTCGTTGCTGCATATCCAATCCGTTGTCCCATTAAAATTATCATGCCAAGCACATGATCCGCAATTTCCGTTACATTCCATTCTGCATCTCCATCAATCTCTGTGCTTCTTCTGGGCTACATACCGTCACTCCGGTTTCTTCCTCACACTTCTTTACCATACCGGCTCCGTCCCCAGCATAGCTTTCCCAAATATGCTGTGATTCTACGAACACATCATTGATACGCTTATATCCGAATCCATAGGTTCTGTGAAGTGCTATGGCAATCGCAGCATATATCTGTGGAACCATCTGGTCTGCCGCAGTAGCAACGTTCTGTGAGCGGTTTCTTCTGGCGATTTCATTCAGGGAATTTATCAGTTTGTTATTCTTCGCCATATCTTTCCTCCAGTGCATCCTCAATAATAGAGTCCGTGTAAAGAAATTCTTTCATATCTGCTCCGTAGCAAGACGGCTCGATAGGTTCTCCACCATAACAAGCCATTCCATGAGGACATTCAGCGTTTTCGGGACAATATTCGCAATAATCCTCTCCGTCATGTGTTTTCAGCCATTCATCAAGGATTTGTTCGTCTCGATGCTTTTCAAATACCGCTATTGCATCTGCCAGAAAGTCGGTCTGGGCAAACCATTTCAGATCGTCAATCACTTTCCACGGGTTATCGCCAGATACATTCATACAAACTTCATGTAACCTTTCCATTTGATCGCAGTCTTTATATTTTTCCTCTATTTCTGCGATAGGAGATTTTAATGCGTGATAATTGCGAATGTGAACATAATTGAAGTATGCCGAGGAATATTCCCCTACTTCATATTCTCCGGGTTCAAATGTGTGGTTTTGCATCACGATCTGCAAAGCAACTGGAAGCTCGATAATGAGCATTTCGGCTTTTTCAATATCCTCAGCAGCGTATTCTCCACTTTCTTCATCGCAGTGCCATCCCATGATTTCACACACATTCGTTGTGGGGCCGCTGTTCCCGAATGGTCTTTTAACATCTATTGCCGGTCTATACCTATCCTTAGAATCTATTAAAATGGAGATTCTAAAATTAAGGTCTGTCATAATCTTTATGTGCTCCGGTTTCAATTTAAAACTTGGCATATCAACCTACCTCCGTTTCATTCCTCTGATTGTGTGTTTCTTTTTGCTTCCAATGAATCTTCCACTGCCCTTTGAATTGCCGAATATGAAAGCGGACATATTGCCACCGGACGGTTTCTGCGTGGCCGGTTTAAAATCTGTCTGTGTGTTTTCCTCCATAGGACGTAATGATGGTGTTTCGGGTTTATACTGAGGTCTCCACACCATGACAATCTTGTTCTCTTTAGGATCGACAAATCCAATCCCATTTTCAAAGATAGTAAGATTAAGTCCATGCCGGATGCAGGCCTCTTCGATTTCTTTCTGTACCTCAACTGCTTTTTTCTGTGCTTCTGTCATACCATTTTCTCCTTTCATCGTACAGTTCTCCCAAGTCTATAAATATTTTCATCATTGATGATCGTAAATGCTGTGGAATCTTTGATTAAACAGCTATCCGGCGATACGGCTTCACACTCAAAATCTTTAAATGCCTGTTTCTGGTACGAATATATTCTGATATTCCCATCAATAGGTATTGAGATATTGGAGTTATAAAAGCATACATTGCCAAGCCCACATTGATATTTAATGCGATCCTCGCTATACGCCACTCCATGTTCATTGCACACAAATGTAAAGAACTGTCCGGCTCCGTTTTCCAACACGATAAGCCATCCTCCGGTTATTTTATCTCTGTGTATTCCATAATTATTCACGGTATCAGTATATGGTATCTCAATGTTTTTTCCATCCAGATTCACAATGAGGTTTTCTGCAAATCTACTCACAACGCACGAATGTCCCTCAGATACCGCAAAGTAACTCTCATATCCACATTTTGTAATCGTCCGTATTCCGTTGCCTGATTTTGTGATCTGGATAGAGGTTAATGTATTGGCAGGACTTATGAAATATACTGAATCTCCTGCCGCATAAATCGGGCTCTTGTGTTTCTTCTCAAACACATATTCTCTATCCGTGGCAAACCAGAACGCTCTATCATCCGCTTTTATTACAATATTCTCTGTTCCAACCTCTGCAAAATGGTATTTAATTCCGCTTTCGTATGTGAATTTATTCCCATTCTTAACTTCCACTACTTCTCCGGCATTATTGATATAGCACTGCTCATTTAGAACAATTTTTACATCGTTTCCTTTGAGCATCGTGATAAGTGTAAGCCCTCCTGTTACCCCTTGTGATACCGGCTTAGTAAGAACATTTGCATTATTATCACATAGCGGACAACGAGCATATTTGCCATAATAAAACTCCTGGTGTACATCGCAGAATTTAAGGTGTTTTGCCATGTGTTTTAATTCATCCCCCATAGATCGGCTCTTATTCTCAAAAATCTTTTTCAGAGAATCAACCAGATAAGGAGATAAGTTTTTCCACGGTTTAATCGTTCTTGGTATTTTTACTTTTGGATTGTCTATTACGCATATTCCTCGTTTCATACGTTCTACAATATCCATGTCTGGTGTCATAGTCCCACCATGCGGATGAATCCTTGTAAGGGTTTTCCAAATCAAAATTGCCTCTGCGTATGTGTCTGTTTCCTCTGAAAAGTCATTTCCTTTCATCAATGGATCTTTGAATAAGTCCATGCAAACTTCACATTTTTCATCTTCCACGCTCCAACTATCGCAATCTATAAAGTACACATTTCCAGTTTTGTCAAAGAGGATGTTCTGATCGTTCAGATCCCCAATACACACTCCGGCGGAATGTATATCTCTCACGGTGTCCTGTATCTTTACGAGTATTTCCAAAATATCTTTCGTGGTTATCCCATTCGCTTTCAGATATTTTTTACTTGTGAGGACTCTTACTTCCTCTCCTACGGCCTTTGGCATGATGTAACCAATAAACTTATTGTTATTGTCATACACTGCCGTGATCGGTTTAATAGCTTCCTTTGGCAGCGGTTTATCAATGAGCATGGCGACTTTCTTTTCCTTGGCTGCAATATCAACACAGGGTTTGTAAATTTTCAGAATATCGTTGCCAAACTCATAGATATATCCCTCGCCTCCCTCCGTTATGGGGGTAAGTTGTCTTATCTTTTCTTTTCCTATCCTCGTTAGTGCCATTTTCATAATGCCCTCCTACAATACGATTGTTGTATCATCCTGAAATACTCTCTGATGTTTGTTTATAAACCTCTTTACCCTTACTTCCTTACCGCTCTGCAGGGCTTCCGTAAATTCTTTCTTAAATTGTTCATCTTTCATGGCGAATCGTATTCCGTCAGACGCTACACCAATATTCCTGTATTCGTCTTTTGGAAAAGCCTTTGTGGAAAAAATGACACCATCTTTGTACTGTTTGAGCATATCCTTATCCACATAATTATAGGCAAAGTATTTCGGGTATTCTCCGTCAGATAGTTCTTCAAACTCAATCGTTCCGTCCAGACGTTCTTTCACGATAAAACCATCTCCACAGTAATCTACCATGAAATGTGTCTCATTTTCAGTAACCATAAGGATCGTAAAACAAAGGAAATCTCTGATTGAGCCGGAAGTCTGCCCGAATAGACCAAGCATCTCTCCAAAAGCGGCTGCGGCAGTATATACACTACATTCATGTATAATTCTGCTGTCATTTTTCAAAAGATGGCAAAACGCTTTTGCTCCAACTTCCGAATGTTTCCCCTCCGAACAACCATCGCAAACAACTTTCATCCCATCAAATTCAATTCCGTAGTCCTGGCAATTCGTACCGTAGTCGATATGTTGCTGACCGATTTTATTTATAACCATTGTATTTCCTCCCACAAAAAAGAACGGCAACCCATTTTAGGATCGCCGTTCTACTCTCATTTTTATACGTCAAAAAAATCATCCTGTTTCGATACGGCACTCTTGGAGTTTTCAATCACTGATTTTGATAAGCAGTTGAAAGCTCTTCTGAGTTCTGATGCAGAACTGCTTACATCGAGGATATTCTTGAATCCAAGGTCTTTCGCCTCCTGTGTTGCCTGTCCTCCGAAACTGATAAACGCAGTAACGATTTCTTCCACGTTCAGATACTCTACCGCTTTCTTTGCCTTTGCAAACCCTCCGGGCTGAGAAGAGTTATCCATCCCATCTCCGAAAATTGCAAACACGGCCTTTACTCTCATTCCCTCATTTTTGAGGAAGTCTCTGTACTCTTTCAACTTCTCAGTTCCATCAATGATCGTATCGTACATAGCTGTGCATCCATCGGTACTATACGAAGTGTCAAACTCTGTAATGCGCTTATAGCCTCCTACGATTGCACTATCAGAGAAGTCTGCTCTTGCAACCAGAATCTCGTCACATTCCTTGGAATTGATAAGCGCATCTTTGAAATCTGAAAGAGCTTTTACCATATCTCTTTCATACATTCCCATAGAACCTGACTTGTCGATTCCGACAAAAATCAAATTGATGTTCTCACTGTCAATTTCATCAATAGCGGTATTTGCGATCTCAACCTCATCTAATCCGTCAATTACCTGTTCTGTTTCATTCATCCCGGCTACCTCCTACAAAATATCATCTGTACTTTTCACGATGTTTACATGGTACGTTTTCTTAAAATCATCAAAGGTCTGCTCAGTAACATCCTCAAACCCAGGAATGGAGGACATACAATCTTCCAGAATATAGATTTTCTGAGTGATCTCAGGGCGATTAGCGTAATGTTCGAGAATCTGTTTAATGCTTTCCAATACGCAATGGCTCTTTGCCTCTCCTGCGATAATGATTTTGTCGTAATTTTCCAGTTTATTCAGGAAGTCGATATTGATGTAGTTCTTTGTATCATACTCAGGTTTAATAATTCCGTACATTTCGCTGAGCGGATCCTGTCCTTTTACAAGACGCTGCGTAACAGCTTTCTTCGCAACCGAGTGGAAATAAATCATGTTAGCAAACTGATTTTCAAATGCAGCACCAGACGTACCCTGCAAGCAGTGATAAGACCATACGCATAAGGTTTTCTTTCCGTCTTTTTCCAGATGTTCTACATAGTCACGGCTCTGGCGAGGATAGATAACAGCTCTGTACTTTCCAGAATCAAGATCTGCCAGTGTGATTGGTGTGTAAGGAGCCGGGTTATTGCCATCTTCATCAATCCACCAGCACGGATGAAAAATCTGATGTGGTGTGTGAGTATCAATAGATACTGCGATGTTCGTAATTTTATCCATGTTGTTATAGATAAACTGTGTCATTCTCTCAACATCGCCGTGTGCTCCGGGAACTCCGAGTGCTCCATTATCCATGAAGTCCTGCTGCACATCAATTCCGAGAAACAATACTCTCTCTTTGTTCTGTGCTGCCGGTGTAAGCTGCTCATCGTTTGCCTTTCTCAAAATATCATTGAGAGAAATCGGATTTGTCTGTGAACCAATACTTGCGATGTTCACAATTTCATTGTAGGGTGTTTTCATTGGTGGTTATCTCCTTTTATATTTTATTTGACCGGAGCTATTTGCCCCGGTCAGTATTTACTTTATTCAACTGTGATGCAATCATATCTCTCAGAATTGATTGTGTTCTCCATTGCCTCAACCGGATTGTAACCAAGGTTCTGCAGAATCTGTTTGAACACGGTAACTGACTGTCCGCTTGCAAGCTGCACTCCCTTACGGTCATGGTCTGCATGGAATACATCGTGTCTACTGTTCACATTCCAGAAGATGATGTTCGGGATTACATAGCCGGCCTTGCGGAACTTATTCGCCATCTTGTCATAGAAAGACCACTCACGATTTCCGCAACGATCGATTTCCATATCGGAGATAACCACGATTGCTTTCGGCATCTCTTCCTGCGGAATATTGTTCTTTTCAGCGATTGCAAGAACTTTCTCGAAAGCCGCTTTGAGGTCGGTGTTGTTATCCCAATTCGCGCTGTTCACATTATCGATCTTCTGTCTGAGTGTTTCTCCTCTCAGAATAACCATTTCCGGTCTGTCAGAGAATGTCATAAACAGATTGTGATATGCACCAGCATTTCTCTCTGCAAAATAGATTGCCAGTCCGATTGATGTAGCCAAAGGTCTGCCACGCATAGAACCGGACACATCCGCCATTACAAGAACATTAGAACCCTCTTCTACATAATCCGGCAGTGCTTTCCACTGTGCTTCAAGGACTTTGCTGTTCTCTCTGCCGTATAAGAATTTCTCAACAATATCGTAAGGGAACAGTGTTGAGGCATTGATCTTTGCATCTCCCTTTTCTACCTTGCCGATAAATTCATTGAATCGTGCCTCATCATGCTTCATAAATGCCTTGCGGTAAATCATCATTGCACGGCTCGGAACTTCCGGGTATTTAATCTCATCCCACTTTCCGGCAGACATAAGGCTTTCAACAACGCCGATCTGTTTTCTCATGCTACGGACAATTCTCTTGAAATTGTAGACCGGATAGCCAAGTTTCTGTGCGGTCATAACGCCAAGTCTGCGTGTCTCCTTGCTGCTTGCATCCGCAGTCTTAATCCACTTTGCAAGTAAGGAAATTGCCTTGCCGTCATTGAGGTTCTTCAAATCTTCCTCAAACTGTTTCTTCATGGCAGCCCACATATCTTCCTCTAACGGAGTTCCGATCAGAGAATACATATCATCATATCTTCCGAATACTCCAATCAAATCAAGGTTCGGTCTGAGTGCTTCCGGGTGTTTCTCCGCCATGTAACGGATGATTGTTCTGAAAGTCTTTCTTTCTCCAAGACCTCCACGAATATCCCTTGCATAGAACGCAATCTTTGTGGCAAAAAGAGCATCCTGATTGTATGCCTCTGCGAACAGTGTTTCGATTCTGCCCTCACCAGCTTCTCTCAGGGATCCGATTGTGCCGAACAAATCCAGTCTTGCGTCTCCTGTGGTATTCAAAGCCACAGCACCGTTTTCGGTTCTGGTAAATGAACCGTCTTTTCTCATTGCATCTGCGAAGCTCATTGTTTCCTCTCTTTCCAGGACTCTCATTTGTGGAATTGAACCACTTCACATTGTTTTGCAGACATTGTTTTAACCATTGTGATTGCTGTAGGAGTCCCATAATAAAATTGTTTGTAAGATTATTCAGGACGCTATTGGTTTTTATGATTAACAGTCATATCCAATAATTTGCTGTGAGCGTCCCATATAAAGTTTTATGCCTATCTGGCTAACTTTTTAAGTTCATACCGTCTGTTATGTATCGCACCAACAGAACGACCTATTTTCTCGGACAGTTCAGAATCGGTAATCTCATGTTTGATTACCAGTGCATCTTCCTCCGCAGTCCACGGATGAGACGGATATAGAAATGACGTTTTGCTGTAATATCGCCTATGCTGTCTCTGACACGCCTTATGATACTTTTCCATATCCCTATAATCTTCTTTTCGGTTCATAGGCAACCTCATTTCTTTACATGACGCTGTTTCAAACGGGAAAATATTGTCAATGGAATTTTCTGTTTTGAAAGATTGCTGTAAGCGTCACTTAATTGCCCCGACAGGACTTGAACCCGTATGCTCGATTGCTGTGCGGAACACAAGCGTTATCGCAGTCATGTTCCCTCCGGTTTACCATAACCGGCAATCGGGGCAGAGACGAGGGACGGAATCGAACCGCCGACACATGCCTTGGATTGGAATGAGATTGCTGCTGAGATCACTAACATGATCTGCGTATTCATATCATTGCTCTACCATCTGAGCTACCTCGCCATGTGGCACGTCTTATTGATTTGTAAGGACGTTTGTGCCATCGCCTTGATTGGAGAGAGTTGGATTTGAACCAACAATGAAGCAGGCCCCAAGCTGTAAGATTTGCTGTCAGCATCACAAACATGATGTATTGTACATAACTGCCGCGTCTACCGTTCCGCCATCTCTCCATATTTTGTTTTACGGCGTTTTGATTGGTCTGTGGCTTCAATCGCAATCTCCTCGACACTATGGCGTATTGATTTTCCGCACCACCGGCTTTCCACACTAGCCTCAAATCATTAAGTCACTGGTTCTCTTGCTTCGTGACACCGTATTAAGTTGCGTGGGAGGGAATCGAACCCCCATCTCTTCGTTATCATCGAAAAAAGAATTATTGCTGTCCGTGTCACATGGAGCATGACAACCGCTTATAATGTTCTCTCCATTGAACTACCACGCAAGATTGCGGAGACAGGATTTGAACCTGTGACCTCCGGGGCATGAACCCGGCAAGCTACCACTGCTCCACTCCGCTATAATGTAGCCTCGCCCCTAGGCTACTTTGTAAGTTCTGCTATGTCGTTCCTTGCTTTCCTCACTTAACCGGTGCTAACTACGACAGTATGTGACCGGTGGACTTGATTAAATATTTCCGTACACCCGCTTAATGCCTCTCATTGGCGGTTCTGCCGAGACCAATGGCAATGCCGATAGAAAATATCTTTCGGGAAATCTCTCTAACCCAACTGGTTTAGCGTCCGAAGTCAGGACGGCTTTTTATAATACTCTGGATATTGTCTTTCCAGAATTGTTCAGAATAAATACAACCTTGTCCTCACAACCAATTCTGCTAAATACATAGCTTTCATCATCAGTTGTTACGACTACGAGATTATCGTTTTCTTCTAACGCAGGATCTCCGAGATACCAAGTAATGTTGTCTCTGCAAAAGCCGGCCTTTTTAATCTCATTCTCAACGCGGTTATAATTCTCTTTTCTCGCGTAAAGTTCTTCGTCAGCATCTTTGCAATTCTTTGTGTCAATCAACTTTGACTTCAAATCTCCTACTGAAAAACTCTCGATAATTCTTGATTCCATAAGGATTAAATTGTCTGAACCTTTCTTGCCTATCTGTAATATCATTTCGTTTCTTCCTTTCTGTCTGAGCCTTTCGGCTTTATTTTCTCCGTTCCGGACCGGATATTGGATAGGTAAGGGATCGAACCTTACACTGGAATATTACGATAGTCGCAGATAGCCTCATGTGTTTGGCGCATACGGATTTTTGAACCTATCGTATCAAAGGTGGGTGGCTGCCATTCCTGCTTGTTTCAATCACTGCACTTTGCGTTGTTGCCACATCTGGACGCACCTTTTCCTCAACCGTACTAATATTGCAGTTACCCTTTACTGCCTACTATCCAATTCTGAAACCTCCTCCACCGGTGGAATACGGTTTCATAGCGGTGCATATAGGAATCGAACCTATACGGCATTTCTGCCGGATGGCTTAGCAAGCCACTCCGCTACCATTACGGCAATGCACCATAACGACTCCATTGGGAATCGAACCCAAATCTTCCGATAGACAGTCGGATATAATAACCTTTATACCATAGAGCCATATAAACGCCGTGTTAGGGATTTGAACCCCAGAGACTTTTACATCCAGACGGTTTTCAAGACCGCACCCTCGACCAACCGGACACACGGCAGAGTAGTTTTCCCTTGATAACGTTGCAAGGTCGGAGCTTCTCTATCCGCCGGTCGTAAACGCCCTTTCGTAACCTTTTTATGGAGTGCTTTGAAAGAGTAAGTCAAGTGTCTCCAACTGGGATAGTAGGGATCGAACCTACGGCATCTTGATTAACAGTCAAGCGTTCTACCTCTGAACTATATCCCAATGCAGTCCGGCGGCAGCTTGGATGGTTGCCGCTACCGAACCGATGCAACGTGTAAGACAGTTGCCAACAAAGGTATTTCATTTTTTAATGTGGTTCTCGGACCTTACGCCCCTCCACATGGTTCTCATAATCCACCGACTACATACTCAAAGAACCTTTGGCGAGTCCAACTCTTTATCGCCTTACCTCGGATGTACGTTGCTATCGCAGTTCTCCGCCTCTACTCTGCGCCGCTTAAATCGCTGTAACGCTCATGCACTCTAAGCAGTAAATTTTCCGCACCGGAGTTTTCTTAAAAACTCTTGGTAATGTAAAAGCACTTGGTGATCACCGGAACCTCGCCACCGCCAATTTTCTTTCCTGTTAAAGCCGGACTAAGAAAATCAGTTAAGAAATCCGCTCGTCCTACGGTGGGGAGTTGAACCCCACTTTCCCCGGCATGGTGTCCGTGGCATTTCCAGTTATGCTATCGTAGGCACCGTTGCAACAGTGGTCTTTAGCGTGACTTACGCAAGCTCTCCAATTTTAAGTCCTGTCGGCTTTCCCAGACTACTCACATAAGCCTCTCAGTGAGCACTGCAATCTCCCTATTTAATGATTGCTTACCACGGCTTTCGCCAATACTTTTCAGCCGGAACACTAAACCAACTATAAACAGTCAGCGTTATTCTCAGTTGAAATGTTCGATGGGAGAATCGAACTCCCGTCCCCACCGTGAAAAGGTGGTATCTTGACCGCTTGACTAATCGAACAGAGGAGCGTTCCTTTTTACCGAAAGGCAATTAACCGCACAAGCGTAAACGGGTTCCTGATATTGATTTTTTCTTGCAAGATTACTTTCTCGGCTCATTACACCGAAATGGGCGAAAGAGGAATTGAACCTCCAATGTTTACCACGAGGGAACGGATTTACAGTCCGCCGCAACACCACCAATCGTTGCCGTTCGCCCGGAATTTTCTTTGTATCGCCAAGAACATTAGGAAAGAAGCGGTGGGAACCTTAATCGCAAGAGCTACGCCCACAGGTGGAATCGAACCACCACACTACACCAAGTTCGCTCCGATCATTTAGCGATTCACTTCATCTTTCAGAGCCTTGCCTGCTTTGAACTTAGGTGCCTTGCAAGCCGGAATGGTAATCTCTTTTCCGTTCTGAGGATTCTTTCCGATTCTGGCAGCACGCTCAGTTACTTCAAACGTACCGAATCCAACCAACTGTACTTTTCCACCCTTGCCGAGTTCTCCGCCGACAACTTCCACAAATGCGTTGAGTGCCTTTTCAGCATCACTCTTAGAAAGTCCGGCTTCATCAGCCATAGCCTGTACTAATTCAGCTTTGTTCATTACTTCTTGCCTCCTTTCTTGTGGTCTGCATATATGGAATATGCGATTGCAATTATTACTTCTGTGATTATCGTTGCGGCAACACCGCACCAAAATTCAGGAATATACATCTTTTTGCATCCTCTCTTGTCTGCTACCTCTGGTAGCCGTCACGGTTATGCGGTAGTCATACCGTTTCTGCACTGCACCGCCGCACTCAGCCGCCTTACTTCCTCCGGTGTATCTCGGCGTAGCTTCACTGCCATGGCTATATTTATAGTTTCGTGCCGGATTGCCATGCGTGGACCATCAGGGACTTGAACCCCAGACCGTCCGGTTATGAGCCGGATGCTCTAACCAACTGAGCTAATGGTCCATACCTCACACTTGGGGATTCCATGTGAGGCTTCGGAGGATCTACATAAGTTGGAATCCTCTGATATGGAATTACTGTCGGGGAACAATAATTCTAAGTGGGAAGTGTTGGTGTCGAACCAACTCCTATGGATTTTCAGTCCATCGCTTCTACCGAGTTAGCTTACTTCCCATATTACGGCACTGTTGCTGTGCCGCAATGGTTAGGAGAAACTTTAATGCCAAATACCTTGTGTTCACTCCGCTTAACTTATGTCCGTGTCACTTGGTATGGTCGTAGTATAGCCTACTGAACATTGTTTGTCAAGTGGAATAAACAATTTTTTCAAAAAATTTTTATTTCTGGTGTTTATTCGACTTTACAACCATTCTCCTGTATGTCAGAAAGCAACTTACTTACAGGAATTTTCATAAAATTCGCTATGTCGTATATCTTGTCGATTGGAGGATAACATTTGCATAACTCCCAATCGCTCACGGTATTTTGTGAAACATGAACCACATCCGCAAGTTCTTTCTGTGTAATCTCTAAATTCTGTCTCTCTCTTTTTAGGTTGGTGGCGAAACTGTATTGTCTCATGCTATCCCTTTCTCTATATTCCGAGTTCGCTTCTCTTCATTACCTGTCCCTCTCCGCCGAGAAGAGCATCTACAAACTGTGCGAACATTGCCAATGCGTCCGGTGCATCATCGTGTTTATTCTTTCCAAGCTGTGTGTAACTGCAAAGGAATGACATCATCACACCGTAATCACTCTTAGGTTCATATTCTGTAATATCCTTGAATATAACGTGTTCCTTAACCCATGAAGAATTGACAATGATCTTGGTCTCTTTGTTCTGGGTCGTGTATTTCTTCGTAATATGGCATCTGCCGCCTTTTTCTCTTACAAGGCGTTCTACCTCATTGGCAGTACGGCTACCCTCTTTGTTGCTCTCAAACTGCGCCTGCTGCACATGATGTTTCACAAGCATATCTGAGTTGAGTTCGTCCAGAGTTCCCGGATCGATATTCTTGAATACCAGATCTTCCAGATAATATCTGTCTCCATACTGATAGAAAACTCCGAGGAAGTTGTAGTCTGTACCGGTGTCCTTAGTATCGCAGATTGCCAATATGGAATCCGGTTCTCTGTCAGGCAGTCCTCCGAGGTATCTCTGTAATTCTGTCGGATGATACAGAATACCCTCTCTCTCGATAGGATCACTCTTATACAGGCAACGGTATGAAACATCATCCATAGACATCTCCATGTCATGGAAGTATTTCTCGTCAAATCCGACATCGTAATCATAGTCGAAGTTGCTTTTTCCGGTCTTAGGGTCAATATCCGGCACGGCAATGAACTCTGCCCTTGGATTGCCCTCATACATCCTTTCAAGCCGTCCTATGACATCGTGGACGCTCCAACGTGTGGCAATGTGGATTTCCTTTGCCTTTTTCTTTTTACGGGATTTAAGGTCTGTCGTATACTCTCCGTACAGCTTATCCAGACGGTCAATCGACAATGCCTCTTCAATACCGGAAACCAAATCGTCCACATACAGAAATCCCTCACATCGGGTAACACCGGTAAGTGATCCTCTGATTGGTCTGCAGGTCAGTGTCTTAAAAGGCTGCCATCTTCCAAGGTTGATTGTTTCCTCTTTTGCATTGTTTCCCTCAAATATCACATCCGGGAACACATCGCTCCAACAATACTCATTACTGGTAATAATATTGAGAACTGCGTCATAGAACATTCTCGTCATAAATCCAGAATGAGAGGACATAAGGTTTGGTGTGTTCGGATAATGCCCCATCACAAACGATATGAAGAACTCTCCCAGAGTGGTCTTGCCGGTTCCGGGTGGCATTGATATTGACAGAATATCCAGCTCATCATCAATGAGCCGTTGCATCTTCTGTACAAGCCAGTAAATCTTATTTCTTCTCGGCTGATAGTATCTGTCCTCCGGGTCTCTGTCTTTCTCCACATACAGCAAGTAAGAATCGAAGTCCTTATGTTTCTGTGCCAAGAATAACAAAGCCTGATTATAGAGGTTGTAATACTTTATATCTCCTGTGGAACAAAGCCTCAGTGCAAGGAATCGAACCTTATTCGCCAATTTCTTTGACAGTTCTTTATCTTCACTGAGGACTTCGTTCGCCATACCGAGCAATGACAGGAGATTGTCGTAATCACTCAGATCGCTTTTCAAAAGCCGTATGATTATATCTCTGTTCGACAGTTGAGCCATGAAAATTCATCCTTTCTCACGGCTCTACACGGCTCTGTATTTTTACATCGGTCTTATTACATCAACTCTTGCCCTGACAACAATTCCGCAGTTATTAGAATCTGGTTCTGTGTCGAATACGAGTATTCCGTCTTGTGCAAGTTTCATACCCATTTCTTGTGCCATTTCCCTATGTACAAAACCTGCTATATCCTCTCGACCCGCTTGGAATATATTAAGGTGTTTGCATACCTGATACGTCTCTATCGGTCTGAAAGTGTAGGTGTTTTGAAATTCAACGGACGGTTCCGGCATTGGCATTGGTTGATCTTGTAACTTCCTCTGTGGTCTTTTCCGCCAATGTGGTTTATTGTTTCTCTTTCTCTGTCTCATCATTGTTTTTACCATCTTTCTTCTGTTGCCTATCTCTCACGCTCTTACTGCAAACACTCAGGATAACCATATTCAGATGATCGTTCTGCTTTCTGAGCTGTGTGTTCTGTTCTAAGAGCAGTTCATTCATCTGCGTGATTTCCTTTTTTACATCGTTGTTGGACTTTGCATCTTTCCAACTCACAAAGATATAAATTCCCAGTACCACAAACCATATAAGTGCAAAAATCAAATCTTTCATCTCTATTCCTCCGGCATATAATATAATCCATTGTCATAAAACTTCACGTCCGGCTCTCTGTCCGCACTTTTCAGCAGAATCACATTTCCGTTTGCAAAGTTTTTCATTGCATCCGGCGGTAATTCTGCATTTTTTAACATCATATATGGGGAGAATAAGATTTGCAGCATTTCATTGTAAACCTGAGTTGTTCTTTCTTCCGTCTTATACTTTCCAATCACTGTGTTGTCCGCAAATATTCGTTCCTGACTTACGAATATTTCTTTTACGTTATTCAAATTGATTGTAGTGTCTCTATCCTGATTTACTATGAACATCACTCGTCCTCCAACCACTTGTTATCCAAATAGCAGAATCCATACACCGCAGCTCCTATAACGACAATCCATAATATCCAGAACCCGACTATCATCGCCGTACTGCTGCTTACCATGTAATCCACCGCACCGTCTATTGTGTCTGTCTGAATAAATGGACTGCCATTGCTTATCGTGTTATCTTTCATCTCCGTATAAATGACACCATCGTAGGAAGTATCTATGACGTAATACTTATACCGCACACGGCTTGATTTCTTCTGTGTGTCTATATGATAGTCTCCCGGCATGGATATTGTGCCGTATGGGAACTCTACGCCCAGGAATGATACCTTTTCACTGTGTTTCTCCCAACTGTCGTAATAGTCCCACGAATAGTAGGTTTCTGTTGTGTAATATGTGTGGGATTTTCCGTTTACCGTGGTCGTATGTGCTACCTGTCTGGTGTGTTGGTTGTAATGTTCCTCCCGGACTTCGATATAGGCATACTCTCCGGCAATATCAGGATCAGTAACCGGATCTACAACAGACAGAGTTCCTTTTACAAACGCATTGCCTACATTGGTTCTCATTCCATACTGGAACTGTTCTGCATCATTATCAATCTTAATTGCCTGATAATATTCCTCATTTTTGTTGTCGCATGAGGAAGAAATCTTTTCGCTGATGAAAAATCCACCCGTGAGCATGACAAGGATAATGACGATGCTGAACATGAGTTCTCGCACCGTCAAATCCCAACCACTGCCGGAGTAGATTATCGTACTCCATTTTCTCATAGGCTTATTCTCCAAACAGATTGCTTACCGGCTGCCTGTCCTCTGTGCTGTATTCCAGATATGAATAATTGATAACCTCATATCCCATCATTCCTAAGATCTGCTTATGAGGAAACTTACGCACATATTTCTTGTATGCCCGGACTTCATTGTTGTAAGACTGTCTGTACTGTGCAATCAGGTTTTCAGTCGTAGACAATTCATTCATAAGCTCTTTGTAATTTTCATTCGATTTCAGTTCCGGGTACTGCTCCGCAACCGCAGCAATGGACGTTGTGACATTCTCAATATCCACACCGCCATTGTTCCTTGCGTCAACAACTGCCAGGAGTGTATCTGCCTCATGCTTATCGTATTCCTTTACGCAGTCTGCCAGATTGTAAATAAGGTCGGTTCTACGTTTCTCCTGTGTCTGCACATCGGAGTCTGCCGTAAGAACCTGTTCCTCTAACGAAATGGCTCTGTTGTTTGTGGTTACGAAAATTCCTGCAATCAGTAATACAAATGCGGCTACAATGCCGACAATAATCCATGTTCCTTTATTTTTCATTGTTCTTGCCCTCCATCTTTAGCATAAATTTATTTTCTGCCAGAACCATTCCTCCTAGAGTTTCCGTAAAAATTGGTTCTGTTCCGTTGTAAATCTGAAAATCAATATCATTCCGGCAAACGGCATCGCCACCCTCTACCGGAATTGCCGCCAGGACTTCTCTCGTCCCGGTCTTATAAACTACCACCGTTGTCATAACGTACCTCACATGAAATAGTTGTAGTCCACACCGTATTTTGCCATGATGAGACTCTTTGCCATTTCTTCCAACTTCTGGTGTTCGGTTGCATCCAAATACACACCCTCATAGGTTCTACCCTGACATCCCATCCAATCATACTTGCAATGCAGGAGTTCATTCACCAGATCCTTTTCCATGCAATGTTTGAACAGTGTATTGTTCTCTTTGTAAGATTCATCGCTAAGCAACTGGATATTCGCTTGACTGGATTCAAAAATGAATGTGTTATATCCGGCAGCGTCAATTACCTCTTCTCCGTCAGGATTCATGATCTTATCTTTAACGTGTGCCAGTATCAGCCACCCATCAAGGAATAGTCTGTGCTGCCACTCTCTTAGGCACTCTTCTAACTGTTCCTGACTTTTGAATACATCTATCGGTTTCCCTTTCCTCTCTCTTTTTTCAAGGGTCCCGCAAGTGTTGTTCTCAAAAGCAGTACCGTCCGCAACAGAAAAACACCATTTATCTCCATATCTGCGGCCACACACATAGTCCCCGATCTTTACCGGTATTTCGCATCCGCGTTGATTTCCTATGTTGGTAATCAGCACCAGTCCACCTTTTACGGTGCTATGATCTATGAAAAAGTTTTCTCCGCTAGTGGTCATGTAATCGTCAATTTTCTTGCCACAAGTAAGCAGATCGAACATTTCACGCTGATTTTCCCCTGTCCACATCATGGTTTTTACTTCATCCGGGGACTGCGGTTTCAAGTTCAAATTATCCATCATTCTCTCTCCTTTGCTTTCTTTGCGGACTTCACTTTGATTTTCTTGCTGCCGCCAAACTGAGAATACACCAGAGCAGACGCATGAACGCTGTCCGTGCTAAGTACCTCAACGGTTCTCCTGATGGGTTTCCTTTCCAAAGTCTCAAATGTTACTCTGTACCATCTCTGATTTTTCACGCAATGCCTCCTTTGCCCTCTCATAGATAACCGCACATTTCTTGGCATCCTTGCGCCGGATCGTTGTCAGAACTCTCGGTACTTTATCAGCTACGCAAGAGGCATCTATTTTCTCAACGTCCGGTTCAAAGTCCCCGCAGAAAGCGCAGTAGTCAGCTACTCTTACCTCAATTCCGTTATCTTTCATGCGTACACCGCCTTTAACAGATTGATCTTGTCAATCAGAACATCAATGGTTGTATTGAGCTGATTGATTTTGATACACTGGTCCTGGTATCTGCCGTAAAAACTGTCACTTTCCGCCGCATGAGATTTCAGTTCTTTTATCTCCGCCTCCATGCTCGCCATCTGTTCTTTCAAGGCGGTGTTATCGTTTCTCTCTCCGTCCAACTGTTTTGTCATAGAGAGGATTTTATCGTTTGCCTCATTCAATTCCTCATGCAGTCTGTTAATGATTTCTTTGCACGTTTGGGTATTATTTTCATTTTCCATAGGTTTCTCATCCTCCGTCTCAGGCACATTGAGTAATGTCCTGATTGCTTTCTTTAAGATGTGATATGCCATGGCAAGAGTGGCTACATCATCCCCATTGGCATATCTATCCTCAATCTCTTTCCGTTTTACGGATATATCAACGCCGTTGGTATTGAATGTCCGTGTGTAGCCACCATCTGTAAGAATATCAATGATCTCTTCTTTACTGCAGGCATTAAGTTCTGCCAGAATATGGATCTGCTTTTTGTGATTCTTCGCAGTCCTATAATCACATAAAATCTGTCCCTTATCCATTCGTGGCCTCCTTAATTACCCCCCCCACATAGAAATCATCATAGATTGCCTTGATAACCTCCGCATCGTAGAGTGCATTGTGTTTCTGACCTTTCGGCAAAGCAATTCCTCTGTCCGTAAGTAACTGCTCTCTCGAAATGTCAAAAGCTGCCTTTTCTGAAATATCAAGCATCGTTGCAATGTCCTGATTGATGTCGTGGCAAGCCGGTGTAATAAACTTAGGCAACATCTTAGCGTTACCTACCAATAAGTCAATCAGCAACACCATATCGTAATGTGAGACATCTGAAACGAATACCGCAGCATAATCGCTGTCAAAATTAACATCCATTTCAAGCCACTCCATAAGTTCACGGCGAACATCTGCCTTACTGCCGATTACAGTCGTTGTTTTATTGTCGGCTGCCATACTTTCTTCTAAATCCGCATTACCACTCAAAATCAAATGATCGAGGACATTCTTCTCGATCCATTCATCACACATACTCTCATTATAGTCCGTCAGTTCAGCATAAAATCTGTCTCCGGTGTCAGAGACAATTCCTATGCTGATAAGAGTTGTGTCCTTGCGTAGGCCGGTAAACTCTGTATCGAAAAAGTAGGTTCTCATGTGGTTTCCTCCGTTTCTTCCGGTGCGGCTGCAAAATTCACTCTTAGATTTGATGTGAACAACGACTGATAGGCCATTGCGTAACTGTAAATCTCTCTATCCAATATCTCATCCTTTATTGCATCCGTGACCGAACTCTGCATGATCGCCGTAGGAATCTTTGATTTTTCATTCTCATAGGCTTTAATCAACACATCTCCGTCATAGCCTTTTGCCAATTCTCTTAATGTCATATCTACTTCTCCGCTTTCTGTGCCTTTTTGGCTTTCTTGGCAGCCTTTTCTTCCTCTGCCATCTCAGGAATGAATTTACGGAAGATGTTGTTGTAATTTCCGTTGTTACCGGCCCACTTCTTAACAATAGCCATAGCCAGTCCTGCCTCTTTGGAGTAGGTATCGCACTTTCTAGGTTTGCGAATGATTACTTCTTTGCCGTCTACGATCTTCTTTTTGGCTTCCACATTATCCATGCAGTTTACGACCGTCTTTGTGCCGTCAGACCAGAACACGATTGTTGCCGGATTCTGGAAAATCACGTTTTCAATGCCGTATGCAGCAATAGGCTTGTCCTCGATCATTGCCTCAACACACAGATTGTTGAAACGGTAAGGACTACCGCAAATATGAGCAACCTTTCCTGCGTAGGTGCTGCCATCTTCACACTCGATTGTTACTTTCTTAAACTTCTTATCAGCTAAACTTCTATCCATATTGTCCTCCTTTAATCCTAAATCCTTAAAAATGTCTCCAAACATTACTTCTCCCGGAATGCCTCGGTTTGCAAAGACCTGTTCCTGGAGCAATCCCATCTGTGCATCATATACTTTATCCATGGTCTTGCCTATCTTCTCAGTTACGCTCGCCACTTTCAAATCCTCCTGGTTGAACTTCGGTGCTTTCATCCACTCGTATTCCATCAGCCTTGTAAGAAGTGGCGGTTCAACACCAATCATTCTTATTCTGTGCCGCCGCTCATTTAGCGAAAAAGCCGTAGCCGTATAGTTTTTCTCGTCCGGGTATAGTCCTTTCGGCAGTATCGGTGGCGTTTTCAGCCACGCACTGATTGGAAAATCGTCAAAATCCGGCATCGGTGGTGCTAATTCCGGTGGTTTCCAAGGATGCTTTTCTTTCTCGTCCATGTGTTTATCCTCCTATTTTCTTTTATGATTAAAGGTTTTCCCTCTAATTCCATTGAAATTGTTCTCTATCTTGGCTTTCACGCAGTCATTTTTCAGATTGCACTTACCGCACTTATCAAGATTTCTGTACGTCTCTATGCCGAAACACGGTCTGAATATCTTATTTATGGCAGACTGCTTCATTTTCACTTCAAAAGGTACTTCAAATCCCTCTTTCAGATGAGCAATATCCGGCATATCATACTCTTCATCCAGTGTAGGCTCAGATATTTCCTTAATTTCTGCAAGCGGTATGGGGTCTCCGAGCCATTCATCCATGATAAAGAGCTGTGGTTTTGTCTCATTTTTCATACATATCCCCCTACGCCTCTATCAGTGTGAATACGCGCCTATATACATCCTTGTCCGGCAGAAGTGACAGCCTATTCAGTGTTGTACCTCCAAGATAAACGTTAAATGTACAATCCCCTATGGTTAATGTTCCTATGGTGCCCGGATCGTTCAGATCCACTTGTACGCTATTGTGCTTATTCAATATCGCCCGTATGGTCTTGCACACTTCCTCATTTTCTTTTTCTGATGCAAGGCAATCAAAACACGGATTTTTATTCTTTGATGATCTCATAATATTCTCCCTCGCACTCTTTCGGAGCCATAGTTCCCCATCCGTCAGCCTTTCTCAGCTCATAATGGGTTCCTCTGTCGATGGCAAAAAGTTCTTCGCCCTTATCAATATTCATTTCCATATTCTTCTCAATGTCATTTACGACAATATTCTGTAAGAAACGTGCTATCATGCCTCTTTCTCCTTTATCACTTCGGCAAACGCCGGATTCTCATGCAGCTTTTCAGTAGGCCATCCCATGTGATGATACAGCTTTTCCATAAATCCAAGACACTCCGCCTTATCATACGCCAGTAGGAAACACAGTAATTGTTCTCTGTTATACAGCACTGACGGTCCGGCTCCCATTTTGATGTAATCGTAATCTGGGTAACGTACCTGAAACTCATTCGTTGTTGCTGCCAGTATCTCAAATTTCACTGCTGATCCGTGTGGTTCCCTTATGCAATGTCTGAATGGTATCATTCTCTATCCCTCACTCTTTTCTCCCATCTCTCATGTTTTCGTGCCATCTGTTCCTCATCTACCGTAAGCGAAAGTTCTCCGGCGCACTGCACGACATCCGTATATTCCTCACGGATATTGGCAATGGCTTCTTTCTCAGTAACCGGTGTCGGATTCTCTTTGCGGATAATCCTTGCCATTTTGAGAGCCGCCTTTGCCAGTTCAGTACATTCCTCGGCAAGCTGTTCCAACATTGCAGCTTCGCCAATTTCTTCAATAATTTTCATTATCTCTCCCTCTTTGTGATAACTTTAAGTCTATCCAGTGGATATGTCTCCACTTTGCCATCTTCCAGAACGACAACCGCTTTTGTGCCAAGCAGGCTCGTGATTGTATCTATCCATGTTCCTTTTCTATTCTCACAGTGAGTACAATCTGGTATCTCATTGCACATATCAGCAATATCGTTACAGAATTTGCACTCTGCATAGCTTCTTGTGATTTCTACCGGTCTATCCATGCCCTACACCTCATACTAATAATTGCTCAATGCTTATTTCTCCGCATTTCTTACACCCACATTTGCATACCTCGTACTTAAATCCGCTGTAACCAGGTAGCGTCCAGAGAACTTCCAATACTTCCCACTCATGCTTGCACGGAAGAAAATGCGATACCAAAATCTTGTCGAATAACCTTTTATACCACGGTTCCTTGTGCCAAGACCTCTTTTTATTTTCCGGGGAATTTTTGGAATTGCTGTTTTCATTGCTCATCCGGTTTTACCTCTTATGAGGCGTAAGCCTCCGCCGATTTTTAATTTTTGCCTGTTATTGTTTCTACGAGCAGACGTGACGGCATCCTCATTATGAGGTCATTACACATTTGATTCAGACGATGGTTTTCATCCGCAAGCGTATTTACCATGAGGTACAATCCATCTTCTCTGGTAAGTTCTCCGCGCTCTATCATCTGCCATACTCGGAATACCGTTGCATTGTTTCTGATATGCGTTTCAGAGATCCCTACGGTGTATGCCTCTGTCATGCAGTCCGGTTGAACTTCCGCAGTGTGTCCTCTTTCCATTTGTCCCATGCGGTCTGCTTCTTCTCTCTGCATACTTCCGCCTCTCTCTGCTTATTCTGTGTTGCTGTTTCTTTGTTCTGTTCCATATTTCTCTCTTTCTATGCCGGTAGGCATCCGCCATTTTTGGATTTTGTGGTTTTGTAAAGTTCTCACTTTCCTTTTGTTATTCGGATGCCGTGTTTATACTTACATTGTAAATTGGGTGGTTTACGCTTTTGGGGTCTTTTGCCATTTTACGATTGGGGTGGTTTGTGGCTTTTTAATTTTTCGGGAACTCAGAGGGGTGAGTTGCCCCTGATCCGCTCCGCCCTACACCCCCGCCCCAGGGTATAAGCTGCCGGACCTGTCCCCGGATCGTCACACCAGAACCGCCGGAAACGTGCCGGAGTTCGTAAAAGTAAAAGAAAACGAACCGCAAAACGCCCATTTTTAAAGGTTTTCGAGATCGTCCGGGAGTTCTGCCGGGTCTGTGCCTCCTGTTTCTACTGGTAAACGCTGCACAATGTCCGCCGCGGTTGGTAACTCCTGCGCCTGTTTGCCTATGTTTAAATCTATCTTTTGTGCGGCCTGCGTGTAACCGTGGTTATTATTAAAATCAGTAGCGAACACGATTTGCGGGATCTCTCCATTAAAAGCGAGCTGTTTCTTATATGCTGCGATGGTATTCTTAAATATTTTTATTGTGTCAGAATACGCGCCAGGGCGGGCAGTTTCCCAATTATTCAAAGTTTCCCTAGAAATCCCGGCAAAAGCGCAAAAGCCCTCTATATCAGGCACTAAACGCACGCCGTCAAGTGCTCTATCCTTAATATAATTTATATATCGCTCTGCGACTTCCCGGAACTCTTCCACCGTTTCCAACTTCCTAGGCCGTCCCCCTTTTCCCCCCTCCGCATCCGCTACAGATCTTTTAAAGCCGTCTAGCATCATATCGCATAGGGCTACAGCTTGCGCCGTCTCTATTTCTTCATAGTCTCGCCCCGGTTTAAATCGTTTATAGCTTTGTTTTCTGACTCCGTTTTCGTCCCTTGTTGCCGTTTCTTTCTTCTCTCCTGCCATCTCTCCGCCTCCTGTCTTTCTGTGCCCTCCGTGGTGGTCCTATACTGTCACACGGGCAAAATAAAAAGAGCACCGGGAAAAGCTGCTTTCTGCTTCTCTCTGTGCCCTACGTTCTACTTTTTCGGCTAACTCTATTTATTTATATGCGGATCTGCTCCGCCCTCCGGCGGTTCTATTATTTCTATCTCTATACCGCAACCAATGGCGGCGGCGTATTTCTCCATATCGTCAAGCGTGAATCTATCCGCGTTTAGTCTCTGGTTTACATTCTGCCGGGACACTCCCAAGCGATCCGCCAGATCTTGCACCGATACCCCGCGCCGCTTCATTATAACGCGCATTTTCTCGCCAAAACTCAACCGCACCGGCTCCGCCCTCCTTTCTCTCTGTACCCCTCTAATATATAGGAATATGCGCCCCGTGTCAAGTCCGCCGTTTACATGGTAAAGACTGCGCCGGGGTTTTTCTGCACTTTGTAAAGTGTACAATTTACACAATAAACCGCCGTTGTTTTGTTTAGTCGGCTATACACTTTTCACAAACTCAAAAAAATGTAAAGTTTTCGCTTGACTTTGTAAAGCGTGCGGTTTACAATACAGACATAAAGAACGAACCGCAACGGAACAAAACGAACCGCCGGACGTTCACCAAAACAAACAAGCAAGGCAGACGGGGCGCACGGTGTACCCCAAAAGATCAACGGTTTTCAGACCGGACCAAGGGCAGCCGCCCGGACCAAGGCAACGGAAAGCCGGCACTTATTAAGATGAAACCGAACACACGCAACCGCCGCCGAACTTGAAACCGCACGAGACCGGGAAAGCGGTATAAAATCGGCCCGGCATCGAGTGAAAGCAGTTAGCACTCTAACAATGATTAACGCCCCCGACGCTCCCAGGGGAAAGCGGGAACCGCTCCGGAACTATTGAGCCGGGGCGATGGCTGGAACGAGTTGCCTATATACACGCAGCATAAAAGGGAATAGGACAGGCGAACCCCTGCAAGCCGCCGTCTGCAAGTCTGACGCAAACGACTATTGAGCCAAATAAAAAAGGGCGATCCGCTACACCTACCAAGCGACACGGACCGCCGCCACCCCTCCGGGGCTTGTCTCCTATTATAACAGGCTTTCCCGGATGGAACAACAGAAAAGAGAGGGAAAGACCATGACAGCAGAAAAAATTATTGATTCTTTAAAATTCACATTTGAAGAGGCAGACAAACAAAAGGACCTTTTTACACCGTCCCACGTTCTCTATAAATGCCGCATTATCAACCCGGCAAACAACCGCCGTTATACTTTTGATTATCAGTGTAACCCATCCGCAACCCATGAGCCGGAGAAAAAAGACTGTTTATATTGTCTTTTGTCTGATTCCTCTTGTGTAGAGAGTTGCACAGATGAAGCCGACTTTTTAACAGAGTTTGGATATATTGACGGCGGAGCGGATCAGGTTAGAAAAGGCTTGAAAGCGTTTAAGGCTTGCCAGAGAACAAAGAAAGCTATTGAAAGGCTTTTCACGGATGACGAGATCGAAGCTCTGCAGGCACATTTTGAAAACTACTAAACCGATAGAAACGAGGCGCGTGCCCTCCGGGGCGCTCCCTCTCAAAATATAGGAGATCAACACCATGAGAAAAGAATACGCAAGTTATAACCGTTACGGATATAGAAATTTAACTATTATTATTGATACAGACAAAAAGCACGTTGCATTATATCACGGATGCACGGCACCGATCAGCAAGCCGGACAAGAAAACAAGTTCTAAATTTATCCGGGAACAATTCGAGACATTGACCGCCGCCGGATTCACAAGCGAAGTATTTTAGAAAGGGGGTTATATTATGAATGAATCTATTAAAAATCTTTTATCATTGAATAATAAGGCTTTACAGTTTGCGCATGATGTAGACGGATTCGACTTTGAAAAACCTTACTTTATTGCAGAATCGGCGGACCGTTTCACAGTAAACACCGTTAAAAAGGCAGTAGCCGAAGCGATGAACCCGGCAAAATGTAAAATTGTTTTGTTTGTCGTTCCTGGTGTGCATTGTTATAAATCCGGTTTATATTATGCAATATTAAGCAGCGGAAAATTTGACGGGACGCGCCGCGATGGTGCGAAGTATTGGAACTATCGCACCACTACCGGAGAATTTGACATAGATCATTGCTATGGTGTCGGAGACTTTGAAGAGCTGCGCAAGAAACAGACTGAAAGCATTTTTATAATCGCCCAGGATAAATGCTATATAAAAGAACCAGAAACAAAAATATTTAATGTTTCCCGGCGGTATACTCTGGACGATGCCAGAAAGAGCACGGACGGACGCGGAAACGATTATATAAAATCCTTAGTATTGACCGCCACGGATGGCAGCGGCGCACGTTTCACATACGAACCATACAACACATTTTACGGAAATGAAAAACGATCCGCGGATATTGCGGACCATATCGACAAAAGCGGCTACTTGTTACGCCCTCACCGTTTCGCATTGATGGAGAGAGCAGAAACATTGAGACGGACCAGAAAACAGGCAGAGGCAGACAACGCCGACTATACAAATGAGATAGCCGAACTACAGAAACGCATTGACGCAACTAGAATTTTATTATCTAACGCCGTTTTGAATTGTCAGGACGCAACCGCGGCGCGTGGCGTGTCTAACAAGATGAATTATTTTTCTTATGCTCTTTCTTACTTTGAGACATTCAAAGAAAAAATAAACAGCAAGCGTTATGCAAGTATTGAGCGCATCAATTCAGATATTGAAGATATAAAAGATAAGTTGGATCATTGCGCAGAGTAAGGCGGACGGCGGCGGATCAGCCGCCCCGGCTCCGCCGGATATATTGAGCGATCGGAGGCTTTAGGATGGTTTATAAATATCTGAACCGCTCCGCAGTATTGGAACATCTACAAGAGGGGCAAACCGTAAATATTGATGAGTACATAGAGAAAATGCAGTTTTTCAAGAAATACGGAAACTGTCAGGGGATCTATATAACAGACAGCCGCTATATTGAGTATGCAGAAATCGGCTTGCACTATTTCAAATATGATACATTGATAAAGTTTTTTGAAAATTTCAAGTATGAGAACGGCACGAAAAAAGCATTGATAACCTTTAGCAAAAACCATTGTTTACAATGCGAGCCGGTAAGAGATTAAGGAGGTTTATATCATGGGATGGGATTATACACACGCAACACACTACACCAGAACCGGAGCTATTGACAAAAAGGCAGAAATTGACGAGCTTTACACCTGGCAGAACGACACCAGAAAAGCCGAGGTTGTGCGCTCCGCAATGGTAGGAAGTACATACTATGCAGCTATTAAAATAACAGAATTGAGCACCGGAGAGACAGAAACAGCCGCCGCCGTTGCATTGACGCACACCAACAGCCGGGATTATTTCAACTTTGGAGTTAAGACGATGGGGGAAAGCTCTGGACCATGCGAAGATCATTGCCCGGCTTCTATTCTCTCTCTTCTCTCCCCTACTGATTCAGAATATGCCAATAACTGGCGTGAGAGATGCAGAAAGAACATTGAAGCAAAGAAAGATCCGCACGCATTGAAAAATTTGCCTGTCGGTGCAGTGATCCGCTTTACTCTCCGCACTGGGGGAAACATTGAACTATTGAAACACGCTGCGGCGTATCAGTTCAAACGCCCTTTCTGGTTCTGCCAATCATCCGGCCGTTATATGCCAGTAACCAGGATCCCGGCAAATTATGAAGTAGTCACAGCATAACATATTGAGTTTAGGAGGATAAGAAACCATGAATAATACAGCATTGAGAATTGAGAACGGTATGAGCAGTTTTGAGTTACTGCAGGCCAAGGTGTCAAGCCTTGAAGCAACAGAAAAACGCATGAGCATTGAAGAGGATCGCCGCATGGCTGCCATTGATGCAATGGATCGCACCTATAACAATCCATCCACACCACGCCGCACACGTTTTGAGCTTTCTATTGAGCTTCCTATTCAGCGTGAGGCATTGAAGAATTACCACAATGAGCGCAGCCGTGTATCTGCCGAGCTTCGAGGATTGAGAACGGCTATTGACCTGATTCTAACCGTTTCCAACTACGGCGGAGAGGTTACACCTGGAAACCGCCGATTGATTGAGAGTATTTTAATCTAATCCGTTACATTGTAACGATATGTAACACGTTGTAATATGGAGGTAACGCAAAATGTTAAATATGTCATTTTATAATGGCACATTGAACCGCCCGGAAGCTGCGGACGTTGTAAGAGCTTCTAACAAAACACTTTATCACAGATATGGCTTTGCTTATAGGGGTGCGGAGAAACGCCCCATAAGCAAGGAAAACGCATTGAAAATTATTGAGGACACCGGGAACTATCTGGATGTAACAGAAACCGACAACGAGATCCTTTTGAATACCTATTCAAGTAATGATATGTGGTAGGAGGTATGAACATGGTAGTTATTTCATTGACAGATAGAGAACAGACATTATTGAGCGATAGCGTATTGACAATGATAGAAAACGCAGGTCAGGCGCAACGCCTTGTATGTGACACTGAATCACAGAAAGCTATTGACATACACATCAAAGAATTACAGGCGTTAAACAGAAAGTTGTGTACTACCGGCATCCGGTAAAGAAAGGATTGAGAACTATGAGAAAGAAAAGCGTATTTGTAAACTGTATGGAGACATTAACAGCAAATAGAAAGCATAATGAGGCCCGTGCTCTCCTTAATGCAGGACTGAAAGAGTCCGCACAGAGGCAGACAGCCACCACCGCTCCGGCGTATGTTCTTACAAAGCCGTATGTGTTCCCGACAGTTGATGGAAATATGACTTATCATACCTCATGGGGATCTCACGGAGTAAAAGAAGAGGCTGAAACCATATTGAGCGTATTGAGTTCTTTCCGCCTCCGCTCCACCCTTGTAAAAATCAATCAGGGGCCACGCCTCACTCAGTATGTTATTGAACCGGCTCCGGGTACTCAGGTACAGTCCGTATTGAGACGTGAAAAGGAATTTCAAGCAGCCTTGCATTGCAATGCTTCATTGAGATTTGACAACGGCTATGTGTATATTGAGGTTCCTACCGGTACAGAAACCGTGTTCCTGGGGGATATGCTTATTGATAATGAGTTTCAGTCCTCCGATGGGTTCACAATGGCGATCGGTATGGCGGTTGACGGTTCCAAGCATTACATTGATATTGCCAAGGCGTGCCACATCCTTATTTCTGGTATGACCGGATCCGGTAAATCAATCGTGCTGCACAACCTCATTCTTTCCCTGTTGATGAAGAAAGATCCGGTTCAGATGCACTTATACATCATTGACCCAAAGGCTACCGAGTTTGAGTATTATAAAAACCTCGCAGCTTGCACGGTTGTTTCCGAAGTGAACGGCGCAGTTGATTTATTGAAAAACCTCTGTATTGAGATGGATCACCGTTACTCCGTTCTGGCTGCTGCCGGATGCCGTGACATTGACAGCTACAATCAGAAGTTCGCAGACAGCCAGATGAGAAGAGATATTGTATTCATTGATGAGTTATCAGACCTTATGAGCATGGGCGGTAAATCCGTTGAGGGCTATATCGTCAGAATCGCACAGAAAGCCCGTGCCTGCGGTATTCATCTTGTGATTGCCACACAGTACCCGGTTGCAAAGGTTGTTACCGGATTGATTAAGGCAAATATGCCTACAAAGATCTGTCTCCGTGTCGGTACAGTCACAAACTCTATGGTCGCATTGGATATGGCCGGCGGCGAAAAGCTCATGGGTCATGGCGATATGCTCTTTCTCCCTAACGGTTCTCTTTCCCCGGTAAGGTTGCAAGGTGGGTTTGTATCTGAGACGGCAATCAACAATGTCGTTGCCGGTTTGATGAAAAATCAGTAAGTAGGAGGATGGTTAGAATGGCAGGAAAGACAACAACAGCTTGTACGCATGAACAGTACGAGACTATCATAAAAACTTTATATGAGGGTATTGGAGACTGCATACAGCCTAATCCCCGGATTGCTACGATCCTCGTTATTGAGGCGAATGTAGGATTGCGTATTGGAGACACACTCTCCCTCCGGCGTTCCTCTTTCATCAAGACACCATCCGGCCACGCTTTCAATATCGTTGAGCATAAGACCGGAAAGGTTCGCCGTTTCAAGGTCCAGGAACAGGTCTACAACTTCCTCCTTGAATATGCGGACTCTGAGGGCATTGAGGGCGATGATCTGATATTCCCTATCGGTGTCCGGGCAGTGCAAAAGCATCTGAAAAAGGTTTGCGACTGGCTCGGTCCTGAATATGAGGATATATCCACCCATTCGTTCCGTAAATACTTCGGAACAGAGATTTACTACAAGAATGGAAAGGACATTGAACTGGTCCGCCGCCTGTATCAACACAGTTCCGCAGCAGTTACAGCTCGCTACTTGGGTGTTACGGACGAAAAGATTGAACAGGCATTAGATTCCCACGTTGATATTATTTACCGCCCCAAATGAGGCGCATATATAGTAATGGTTCCTTATAAGATTTGTCTATTTGAGTGTCGTGTAACAGGTTTCTGGCAGTTTTTAATGTGAAAACTGCTGCCGGTATAAGGGTTGATAACGGCATACACCATCCCTTTGTTGGTTGACAGGTTTTCCGGCTTTAATGCGAAACCGGATAAGGATAGTGGGATCTCCTGACATTCGCGTATCTCCGGCGGAGCGCACGATGCCGCTTGATAAGAACGTGTCCAAATAGACAAATGCTATAAGGAACCATTGAAGAAATGGAGGTCTTAGGCATGATTGATATTACAAACTGCAATAAAATCATAGTCGATACCATCGGGAAAACAGAGAAGATCATTGAATGGTATCAGAAAAATAAAGATTGGTTGGATGCCGAAGAGTTCCGCATCCCCATCCCCTCCGCATTGGTTGAGCTGCCGGAGGAAGATATTAAATTCTATTATGAGCAGGAGGGTGTATTCGTCAGGCTGCATCTGTATATGGGTGGCGTGTATGTCTGCAATTATCGGTATGATCCGAAAACTCAGGAAATCGAAAACATTGTCTTTCCTGCCGGATTAAGCAAAGAGAAACGAAAGGTTGCCCGGATGGTTCTTGCCGCTGACAGAACGCCATACAAGGAGGCATTGAAGTTCCACTCTCTCATGTGTTTTGCAACTCATTACCGCAACTGCATTGAGACTACGGAGCAGAAAGAGAAGCGCATTTCTCATAAGCATCAAAAAAGGTTGCGCCGTTCCGGCGGTGCTACACCACTGATAACCACATACCACATTGATAGCAGACCTATTCCTGCAGACGGTACAAAAAGGCATTACACAAAACCTACTGAGCAGGTAAGCGTGAGGGGGTTTTACCGAACTACCAAAACCGGTAAACGTGTATGGGTTCGCCCTTTCACAAAATACAATGGAAATTCTGGAAATAACAAAACATACAAAGTATAGGAGGATCACTATGAGTAATTTGAAAGTTTATGCAAAAACCATCGAAGATGAGGCTTTGGAACAGATTAACACTCTTCTGTCTCAGGATGCCTTTAAGGACTGTAAGGTTCGTATCATGCCGGATGTTCACGCCGGAAAGGGATGCGTCATTGGCTTTACTGCGGATCTCGGAAACAAAGTAATTCCAAACATCGTTGGCGTGGATATTGGATGCGGTATGCTTTGCGTCAGTTTAGGGCATAGGGATTTTAATGCTGTTACATTGAACACTTTAGATCGTGTTATCCGCACCTATGTTCCAAGTGGGAAAAATGTGCATGATGGGCGGCAAATGCGTTTTGAAGAATTGAAAGAGCTTTATTGTTACCGGGAATTAAAAGATACCAAGCGTCTCGAACGCTCTATTGGCACTCTCGGTGGCGGCAACCATTTTATCGAGGTTGATACTACAGATGATGGGTACAAATATCTCGTAATTCATACCGGAAGCCGTAACCTAGGAAAACAGGTAGCGGACTATTACCAGAATCTTGCCTATGAGTTGATGTGCGGTAAGGATGATCTGTATGATCGTCAGGAAAAGCTCATTGCCGACTACAAAGCCGCTGGAAGAAAATCTGAGATTGAATCCGCAATCAAGGAGCTGCGCCGAAACTTCCGTGCTGTCACTCCGAAATTGCCGAAAGACCTCTGTTATTTAGAGGGTAAGTACCGTGAACAGTATCTCCATGATATGAGGATATGTCAGAAGTTTGCCTACATGAACCGTGTTATGATTGCTCAGATTATATGCAATCACATGGGATGGGGTGTTGATGCAGATATGCCGGACTTCTTTGAGTGCATCCACAATTATATCGACCACGACTCCAACATCGTCCGTAAAGGTGCTATCTCTGCCAAGTACGGAGAAAAGGTTCTTATCCCCATCAATATGCGTGACGGATGTATTCTCGGAACCGGTAAGGGAAATGAGGATTGGAACTGTTCTGCGCCGCACGGAGCCGGACGGATTATGTCCCGGATGAAAGCAAAGGAAACTCTCAGCATGAGAGACTATTCACACTCTATGGACGGTATCTACACTACTTCTGTGTCAGAGGAAACCATAGATGAGGCACCGATGGCATACAAGCCTATTGATGAGATTGTGGAATGTATTGGAGAAACCGTTGATATTCTTGCGATTCTGAAACCTATATATAATTTCAAGGCGAGCGAATAATGTGGCGTTGATGGACACATTGATGTATAATGGACTAAACATTTATATAGGGAGGATATGTCTATGAAGATGAGATATTTTGCCATACTGTTACTGTCGGCCGTTCTTTTGACTGGTTGTGGCGGCGGTACATCTACCAAAAATGGCACTACTGCGGTCACGACTACGACAGAAAGTAAAGACAAAACAGACCTTGCAGATTTGATGAGTACGCAGGATTATTCCTGCACTGTGGATGATTCTTTTATGTATTACGTTATGTATGTAACAAACAATTCAGATAAGGTTGTGAGTATTGGTCTGAATGTGACCGCATTGGATTCTTCCGGCAGTATGGTTGGTTCTTCCAGCGATGGAACAAAAGCGGTTGCTCCAGGGCAAACAGCCGGTATATGGACCACATTTGATGAATGGGATAAGATTGATAGTTTCGATTACACACTGTCGGTATCAGAGGAAAAGGAATACTCTCCTGTCTATTCTGACTTATCCGTTGACTACAATACTACCGACAGCGGCATTGTTGCATCCGTGACAAACAACGGAACTTCCGCCGCAGATTATGTATGTATGGATGTGGTGTACCTTAAAGATGGGAAGATGGTTAATTTTAGCGAATTATCTTTTATGGATGATAACCAGGAATTGCAGCCCGGTACAACTCTTTCTCAGGAGGGCACTTGCTACTCCGATTCTGGTTTTGATGATGTAGTGATTGCCATAAATGGCAGAAAATGATTTAAGGCAGAGGTTTTATTCCTCTGCCTTTTCTATGAGTTCCCATGCCTTTTCATCGCCAAATTCTTTCCTTACGGTTTTCCATAATCTGAGGTACTTCTTGGATTCTCTGTCCCTTTCAGTCCTTGCCTTATCAATCTGACTTCTGAGACGGCTTATATACTGCTCATCCTCCGTCTGTATCAGTTTATCAGAATCCCGATACAGCGAACGGATCATACTCTCTTTGAGCATATCTACCCACGGAGTAGATACCTCTGTACTGCGTCCATTGACCGAACGGCGCATTTTATACTCTCTGCCGGATAAATCCTGTTTCTTTGCTTTCTTAGCGCAGTAATCTCCGATATAGACACCGATCCAATCCGGTATCTCTTCCTTGACCTGATCGTATAATTCCCTTGTGAGAACATAATAGTTGTAGTGACCTACGAACGATTTAACTGCTACACTATGGAAATCTGCCTTTGATACCTTGACCTCATAGCATCGGAAAATGCCCTTTGTGTCGTATGTCATGTAGTCCACACGCTCCTTGCCGCCATATCCTATTGTTACCTCATAGCAACCAAATGTTCCCATTTTGTATGTGGCTCTTCTGATTGCCTTTTCCAATGCTACGGTTTCTGCGGTTTTCATTTCAGGTCCTCGATTGAGAACACCAGGCCTACGCAATAAATCTCTCCATCTTCCCAAATATCAAATCTCTCACAAGGAATTTCTGTCTCATACGTCCACGTTGCCGGAAGTCCATCTCGGTTCATGCCGTCACACCATATGGCATCTATCCAGTTGGCGCGTTCTTCTCCCTCCTGGTCCACTCCATCCTTATCGAAATAAACTCTTCCGCCATCAAAACAACCTCCCTCATCGCAGATTGCTCCATTGAACTCCATCAAATCATCTGATGCACCCGTCACAATGACGAGACCGCTCTGTTTTGCCTCTTCCAGTACATCATCGAAACTATCTCCGTATGCTCGTCCATAGAGCTTATTTGCCAGTTCTCTTGCTTCCATATTGTCCTCCTTTAATCTGTGTATACAACAATTTCCTGTCCCTCCATTCTGTACCCAAAGCAGAGGTTTCCGCCATCCGCTATTATGGCACATTCATGGTCTGACAGATTGTTTGCGTTTCCGATAATTTGATAGCGTTTGCAAGCATATCCGCTGTCTCCGCTCATTATCACGGTTTTTTCTGCTAGGATCTTCTCTTTCTGTTCATCTGCCATAGACTCCCACTCATATCCATATACCACTACCGCCTTATCCTTTATCTTCTCATATTCCTCATACCATGTTTTTATCATTGGCTAATCTACTCCTTGTAGCAAATCCCATTGTTACCGTCAAATTTCATATATGGATTTATCAGAGGGCTTCTAAAAATGTCAATTTCTCTTCCATTGAGCATAAATTTGAATGAGATACTGTTGTATGTTCCTTTTACCCCTACCAGCTCCACGCTCGTATTGCTCTGCCCCATCATAATATCCTCTACATCATATTCAGTTCCGATTTCCAATCCGTCCTTTTCTTTGATGGCTACTGCCTTGATTGGTATGTGATTCTGTACACGCATAACTTACTCCTTTCTCTCATATTTGCATTTTGGAAAATGAGTTCCAACATCAAGGAACATATCGAGAATGATCTTTCCTGTTTCTCCACGGAAATTTATATGCCCTGCGTCTGTCTGCTTTACAATCAGCTTTTTGCAGTTAAGACAACAATCCTTTTCGTTCCGTTCCTCAAATATTTGTAGTGGTGTCTTTTTCATCCTTGATCCCTTTCTCTCTGAAATGCTCCATGATTTTGCAGATTGTGGCATCTCCGACACCTTTGATTTTTGAGATTTCTTTCAGAAACTCGTTGACCGTTATTCCGGTAACCGATTTCTTTCCCTGATTAAATCCCTCGCTCCTGGCTTTTTCCACTCTGTCATTGACATACTGCACCAACTGTTCATCAGTCATTTTGCGGATTTTAACCGCTTTTTCATGTACCTTATCTTCATTTACTGTTCTGCGGCAGCTTCTCTTCTTTGCCATTGCAATCCTCCTATCTCATGTATGTTTCAACGATGCACGCATCGTCCTCTGGTGTCCTCGGGAACTTAAAAATAAATCCGGCTGACATTACATCATCTTCGCATCTTTTAAGGTTTTCATATTCGCAGTAAACATTCGTTGGCCGATTCTTCTCTCCGTCCCATACTCTTGCCACCACTTTTCCAGGAAAGTCTTTCGGGCTGTCATATATCACTACTAGCGGCACTTTTATATCTGAATAGTCTACCAGATTAAGTGTCGGTACTCTCTTATACAACGGTGTATTCTGCTTTGCTAATTTCTTCTGTCTGTTCACTCCCATACCTCCTTTAATTCCACATGGAATGATTTCAATAGTTCATCGTCCATATTTGACATAAATGTTCTGTACGATATGTCTGGCTTATTTTCCATAAACCACTCTACCGCCTTTTGATTTCTGGCTGTTCTGGTAGATAGATTTCTCCAATTATCCTGATACCGAACCCTTTTTAATTCTCCGTACCATACAAGAAACCGTTCTCTCGTACCGTTCCGATCAACCCTCATAGGCACATACGGATTAACAATCTCATAGTCTATTCGGTGGACTGCTGCCGGAACTGCCATAACCCACATTTCTCCTGTGGCAACGGCATCCGGCACTTTATCCGCTATCTGTTCCGGCATGAGGATAGCATCACTCTCTATGTAATACGCATGGATAACAACCGGTACGCCAATCCTTGCCATGTTGTACGCTACTGTTCCGCCTTGCGGCATCGCTTGGATTGCACTCAATATGTTAGGTGCTACGCATATCCTCGGAGTGGTGTTATCCTCATCCAGGCAAATCTGTTTCGGAACTCTCGGAACAAATCTCTCTACTTCATCAAATGAAACGTGAACCAATTTACTGTTGCTTCTTTTTCCTCTTTGCTTCATCCTTTTTCCGTTGGCGTTCCTCCCAGTATGGATGTTCCAACCTTTCCAGTCCAGTGCATCCTATCTGCAGGCACTTATGGACTTTCATTTGCTTCGTTGATAGATACCCTTTGTGTGTTTTGCAGTACGCTACCGGCGATTTAACCATATTCTTATCAATGCTCTGGAATAAATCAGGCATGAATAAGGGCTTTCGGAAACTCTTGAATGAGTTCTTCGCCCCAAATGTCCGTGAGGCTTGGTTTCATAAATACCGGTATGTTGTACTTTCTGCACTGCTCCACAATATTTTCAATCCATTCTCGTCTTGGTATGACTTTATCCTTTCTGCTTCCGGTTTCCGCCCCTACTATGATCCACTCAGGCATAACATCATTTCCGAAATCGCCCATATCATCAAGCAATGGTTCGATTGATAAAAACCAATGAAACATTTTCTCTTTGAACCATGCGTATTCCTGCTGAGGGTTCGTAATTGTTGTGCCAAACCAAAAATTATCCGCCCACGGCAATTCCTTGTACTTCTCCAATTCCAAATATCTCTGAGGATTCTTGGTAAGGAAAAGGTAATTGTGCTGTGGTGCCCTTTCGCAAGCCATGAATACCTCTCTAATCCACCTGTCCGGAACCCATTCTCCGAAAATATCAGCCATTGAGCCGACAAAGATATTCCTCTGTCTCTTCTTATCTCTGTACTCTCCCATGCGGTATCTGTGTATTGTCGGTACAAATCCGTGTGGATAAGCACATCTGTACTGTTTTCCGGTCTCATCGTCCACATAATACGGCTGCTCATTGATTTCATAGACTTCTGTTCCATCATCTCTCGTAAGTTTGTACGTTTCCGGCTCTACCAGATGGCAACCTTGTCTTGTGACAAATCTATTGGATATTCCTCTTGCATAACAGTAGGGACATTTGTGATAGCATCCTGTTATCGGATTCCATGTGCTGTCAGCCCATTCGATTTTTGTATTATCCATTACGCTTCCTCCTGACATATTTCCCTACATGATTGACATAACCGCAGAAGCAGCACTTTACATCATCACGCAGGCGGCTCTTGTAGATCTGGTTTCCACAACACTGACAATCAAATTCTTTCGGATTTACTTTATTTTTCTTCATTCTCCTATCGCTCCTTTGGAAATAATTTGCCGTCAAACCATTCCGGTTCCCGGCGAACTCTGTAATACTGATATTGTGGATCATCACTTGTGCTTGTTGCCTCAATCCAATTATCAGATTTATTTATTACTGTCAGACATACCGGTATTTCCGTACCATCGCACTTCAAAATCCATTCGCTTCCACATGGATATTTGTCGAATTTCTCATAACACGGAACAATCTTCGTATGAAATGGTATTCCGTACTTTTCCTTATCCACCGCCAAATCATCAATATAGCAAGTGGCGAACACTTTCCTTGCATTGTTCCCGAACTTCTCCACCGCCTCCGGCAGATTATCGTTGACAGCATCAAACTCTAATCCGTACTGTTTGCACCACTCCACCGCCTCGTCCAACCGTTCATTGACGCGACACGTCCAGAGAATAAGTTTCGCTCCCTCGTTTCTTCGCCGGATAAGGTGTTTTATCAATTTCATGTTCGGTGCTCCTATTCCGGGCCATTGACTCTCGCAGAGTGTTCCGTCAAAGTCAACTGCGTATATAGGTGTAAAATCACTCATATCTGTTCCTTTCCATCCCTAAATCAAACAGGGATAATTGTGCTTTCTCTCTTTCCAACCTCTCACTGGATAGCTTATACATTTCCTCGTCAATCTCGAATCCCGCGAATGGTACTCCGGCTCTGTGATAAGCTATGAGGCTTGATCCGCTTCCAACATGGGTGTCGAGAACCGGTCCGTTTATTTTGAACGTCTGCAGAAGATACTCATACAAGGCAACCGGTTTCTGCGTAGGATGTATCTTTCTCTCTGTATTTGCTCCGCCTGTATTGGAATATCTGAATAATTTTGCCGGGAGGTCATAAGAAGTCCATGCCATCTCCACTTGCGAGAACGCTTCCCACGGTTGCACCTTGTCCCACACAACAAAACATTTTGTCGGTGGTAATCGGAAATAGTTGCCTCCCCATATAATTTGATTCTTAGACACCCGGAACAGTTCTTTGAAATAATCTTCCCCAGGAGGCTCACTATCCCATTGTCCTGCTCCCTTACTCCGCTTTATCCGTGAAGCTGTGCTTTCTGCTGGGTAGCCATTCTTTGACCGGCTCTTATTGGTTCCCATTGCCATGTTTGGCGCATTGATACCGTATGGAGGATCCACGATAGCAACCTCAAAGTATTTATCAGGAAATCGTTTCATTCCATCCATACAGTCCATGTTCCAGTAACCATAGTTTAATTTATCCACTTAATAATGCTCACTCCCTCGTAACCTTTCTCGAACTCGTACCATGCGTATGCTACTGCACTGCCGCCTCCGGCTTTCATTTCTTCAAAGTTTCCGTTCTTGGCACATAAAATCCTTTTTCGAGATACATATACACATTTCGGAGGGTATTTCTTGAACAGTTCTCCCCTTGCCTTTCCCTCTAAGAACTGCAATTTGAGGAACATAAACACCTTTCTTCCGTCCGGTATGATCGTCATTGCGTGCTCAATAAACTCTTTCGCATACTTGTATGGAGGATTGGTAAGAATATCGCCATCCCACATTTTTGTTGTCTGC